CTGTTACTGTTTGAGTTTGAATTCCTATTGCTGTTCCGGTTTGAATTGTTTTTCACCGAGTTGAAGTTGAGACGTTTTCGCGTTTTCGCGGCATTGTTGGGAAGGCGACTTCGCGTGCCTGTCATGTAATAAGGTTAGATTTTTACTCAAAACGCCACGTCTGATTCTGTTGTTTTTTCTGTTTTCTTTTCACTCTCTTCACGGCGTCGCCTTTCTGACGCACTGATTTTCGTTTGAGCTTGAACTCTGCGCTGCGTTTTACACCCAATCCTGTGCGCGTGGTTGCCTGCATTTTCACTGCTTTCCTGACTCCTCGGTCGACCTCTCTTTTCACCGGAATTTCGGGTTTCTTCTTCATGGCTTCCTGTATCTTGGCCTCCTGTTTATTCTTCATGGCTTCCTGTCTCTTGGCCTTCTTCAAGCGCTCTTTTTCCTTCTTTTCGGCCTCCTGTTTCTTCTTCATGGCTTTCTTCGTGCGCACGGCATTGACTGCTTTATTAAGGTCGAACCCGGGCCTCCATTTCTTCATGATTCGCTTTCTTTCTTCATTGGTCAGGTTGATGGTGTTCTTCAGACTGTCTTCGTCTTTCTGCCTGGCTGCCGCTATTGCCTCCTCCTTTTTGATTCCCTGCCATTTCTTTGTGATTGCGTCACTGATTTGTTCAAGTGTCTTCTTCGCGTACCCTGTCGTCTTATACTTTTTTCTATCGGCTTCTAGAATGTCGACGAATTTCTGTTCGTGAATGTTAAATTGATCTTTCACGCGTTCAAATATGTTGTTTAACTCTCTGTTTCGCTTCAGCCTCTCTGCTTCTTCGCGCTCTTTCTTCGCCTGTTTCTTCGCCTGTTCCTTCGCCTTCAGTTCCGCCTTCAATCGCGCGGCCTCCTTCTTCTTTTCAGCCTCCAGGCTCTCTGCTTCTTCGCGCTCTTTCTTCGCTCGTTCGGCCTTCTCGGCCCTCAATCGCGCGGCCTCCTTCTTCTTTTCAGCCTCCAGTCTGTTGGCCTCCGTCTTCTTTTCGCGTGCGTTTGCTTGCCTGGCCTGTTCCTGCGCACTGTTCCATTTCTTTCGCCACGCGTTATTTTCACTCGCCGTCGTTTTTACCCGTGGTTTTGACTGTCGTCGTTCGAACTGCTTGATGAAAACTCTCATGTCCGTGTTCGCCGTGATGGTCGCGATCGCTTTTGGAATGGATGTCCTATTGAAGAGTCCTCGTTCGGCTAGTTTCGAGAGCTCTTTCTTAGCGTTCTCCCTTTTCTTTATGGTTATGCTGTTCGGTTTTTTCTGTTTGTCGGCATTTCTTTTGGCCTTATTTGCGACGACCTCCGGATTGGCCTGTTTCTGGGTCGTCACGTTCGCCGGGATTAAATTGTACACCGGCTTACCCACGCGCCCGGCTGTCTCTCGGACAAACTTTTCCGTGACACCTAGACGCTGCGCGAGTTCGAGCGCTTTCGCATCGGACCGCAACTTCGCGAGTCGCTTATCTATTTCGGCGTCGTCTAACCACTTTCTGGCGCGCTTCGGTCTTCTCAGGTTCTTTCCAATTTCATTGACGAGTTTGTCCTTTTGCGCATTGGTAATGTTTCGTGTTCGAATGATTTTGTTCCGAATCGCGGTCGCGCGCTCAGTGAGTACGCGTTCGTTGCCCGAGTTTTTCATGACTTTTTCTCGCGCCCTCTGGTTCGCGTTTTTCGCGGCCGTTGCGTTCGAGAGCGCCTGTTTCTCTTCGGCATTTGCCTCGCGAAGATCGTTGACCGTGAGTGCGCGCACGTCTTTGCCGAGTTTTTGAGCGACGCGTCTAATGTCCTTTTCCTTCCACTGACCCGCCTTGGATGATCGACCACCCACCGTCGCCCGGAGGTTCTTGATGTGCTTTTTCTCTTTCTCGCTTATGATTTTCTGCCCCTCTTTGCGCGCGTCGAATGTCCAACTACCATACTTCCATCGACGCATGATGTTTGCGCGTTCGTTGTTCGTGATGTTCATCGCCATGAGCGCCTGTTCGTCGGATTTCTTCGCCGTGACGATCTTCTGTGCCTGTGCCATTGCGTCGTACCCTGGTTTCCATTTTTTCATGACGGTAGCGCGTTCCGCGTTCGTGAGATCCTCGATGTTACGCAGCGCCTGCTCTGCTGCGTTTCGATTCGACTCTTCTGCTAGCCTTTTCTTTTCCAGTGCTTCAGCCCTCTTGCTTTCGTCTAGCTTTTTGGCGCGCACGGCATTGACTGCTTTATTAAGGTCGAACCCGGGCCTCCATTTCTTCATGATTCGCTTTCTTTCTTCATTGGTCAGGTTGATGGTGTTCTTCAGACTTTCTTCGTCTTTCTGCCTGGCTGCCGCTATTGCCTCCTTTTCTTCCTGTGCCTTCCGCTGTGCGTTTTCTTTCTCTTCCTGTGCCTTCTGCTGTGCGTTTTCTTTTTGCGCTTTCGCCTGATTAATTGCACTCAGCGCCTCGTTATACCTATCGTTCGCGATGTAGACGAGTTTTGGTTTCTGCTTACCGCCGAAGAACCCGCGCGGCGCAATGTTCGCCCGCTGTTTCGCGACAATCATGTCCTTATCCCTCTTATTTGTCAGGTCGTTCACGTTCACGTCCGAATACTTCCCGTGATTCCTGGCGTTCATGTACGCCCTGATGTATGCGTCATCCACGCCCGTTTGTCGCAGCGCTTTTAAGGCCGTCTCTTCCCTGCGCTTGTTCGCTTTATCGGCGACCTTCTTCACGAACTTATCTACGTCAGTGTTCGCGCCAATCGTCAAGAGTGCTTCGGGGATTTTGGCCGCGTCGAATTTCCCTTGGTTCGCGAGTTCGGAAAGCTTTGTTTCCGCTTCCTTCTGCTTGACCTCTTCAAGTTGTTTTCGCTTGTTTACGCTATTCTCTACTTCCCTGAGTTTTGCGTTAAAATTGAGCTTTATCTTTTCGCCTTTTCTGAGGGCCTCTTGTAACTCTCCCTGTAACGCTTTCACTTCTTTTTCTAATCTATTCTTCTCGGTCGAATCCTGTGCCGCGACGAGCTTACTTTGCAACTCCTTGAGTTCAGTCTTTATGCCTTCCGTCTCTGTGACTCTCGCTCTTTCGAGCTTTTGAATCTTCTCCTCAAATGCAGACGTGGCTTCACTCAGCTTGCGCTCGTACTCTTTTTTCACATTCGGGTCATCCACGCCTTTACTCAATTGTTCCTGGAGTTTCTCGATCTCTCTCTGGGCCTTCTCCGTCTCCTGTTTCAATTGCTCTTGCATTTTCCGCTTTTCGGCTTCAATTTTCGCGTTTGCTTCGTCAATTTGCTTTTTCTGTGCGTTGAGTGTGGCTTTCAAATTGTCCTTGGATTGTTCTGACATTTCTAGCTTAAGTTCACTATTCCTAAGCTTTTGTTGAACGAGCGCAATCTGCTGTTCCTTTGCCTTCCGTTCAGCGTTTGATGAGTACTGCTGGCGACGAAGGTACTTTAGTTCGTCGTCGTACCTATCGCGTTCGCGTTTGATCTTCTCACTCGCGTCTCGCATGTTATTCATCTTACGCTGTGTTTCTCGCTTTTGAATCTCAAACGCATTCTCGCGTGCGTTCATTTGACGCTTCGCATTCATGAGCCTGCGCGAATTCACCTCGAACGACCGGGGCTCGTTTCCACCAAACAATCGCTCGAAGAAAGATTTACCGTCCGGTCTTGCGCTCGCGGCGCGACGTGGTAGCGGTGAAGGTCTGTTGTTCATGGCGGCGACGTTGTTGCGTCGCCTTTGTGGTGTCGGTCTTTTGTTGGTGTTGTTGTTGTTGACACTCGCATTCGCTCGCGTAGGCTGCGGTGATGGCGTCGGTCTGTTGTTGGTGTTGACATTATTCACATTCGCTCGCGTAGGCTGCGGTGGTGTCAGTTCTTTGTTGTTACTGTTTTCCATAGCAGAGTTCGTCGGTCTGTTGTTCGCGCGACGCGCGACGCGACGTCTTTTCTTCGTGCGCTTCGCGAGCTCGATAGGCTCCGAAATTTTCATGAGCCGAAGCTTTGAATGAATGGCATCGGCAATCTGCTCTTTCGTCGCAGACTCTTCATCGATGGCGATGCGTATCTTCTTTGCCAACCGCATGAGTGACGAGCGCTTCGTTTCCGCCCTGAAAAGCTTTTCGTAATCCGATCGCGAGAACGGTGACTTTGGGTCACGCATGAACTTGCGATCCGCACTGAGCATGAGCGGAGGGGCGAGGATTAAACCCCCCTCGACCCTGCTCTTGATGTCACATATCTGTTCTCTCGTGAGTTTGATGTCGTCTAGGCCTGTGTTTCGCCTGACAGCATCTCGCAATTCTTTGATGGACGCGTTCGGATCGCACACGTCCATCAGAGTGAGTCCTAATCTAAACCTATAAAATAATCACACATTCTTCGCCGCTGGAATGACTTTATCTGCCACGTTCAATTCAATCTTGGATGGCTTTTTGACCCCGTCCTCGCGCAGACGGGCAAACATAACGGCGTAGTATTCGAGCGCTGACCACGGTAAACTGTCACGTTCGACAAGCAAGTCACGCCTTGTCAATTCCGCGATCCACTTACTGTCCCACTTACCGCTCCACACGTCGTCTGCCATCTTTTCGAGTAATTTATTCCCATCCCTATCGACGATGTCAATCATGGTGCCGTTTTCATCAAGTTTTTCGATGTACCAGCAATCGTGTCCACCCCCTGGACACGTCATGTACTCACGCGACAAGGAGGGGCCGATCGATACATCGTACACGATCGGCCATCCATCTTTTGGATTGTGTTTCTCGCAGTACTTGGGTTTGTTCTCGGAATCGTCGTAACACTTCTTCATGTCTGGTGCCCTGAGGTACTCCTCTTTTTTCGGTTTGCTCTCGCTATCACTTTTCTTTTTTTCGATGATTTCGTACCCATTCTCCGTGATTCGGAGGATGGGTCCATCGCCTTCGTAGTACGATTTTCGTTTTGAAAAAACTACTAACGCGGCGAACGCAAGAATTGTCACGAACAATAAAGTCCTTCGCCTCATCACACCTTGTGCTATTAGCCTAGAAATTTTTGATCCACTGCGGACCAGCCCATATTGAATAGACGCACCTTTTCGTCGTAATCCATGTTGAAATCAAAGATGTTGATTTCACCAACGTCGCACTCGTGAAGCGTGTACTCGGGATGCACGCGAACGTTTCTATTCGCGAGACTACTCCTGACGAGAGCTTCGACAAATTGTCTTGGATTATCTATGCTCTCCCTATACGCCTTCGAAAGCTTGACACCCACGACTGTCACTTCGTTTGGTTTCTTGTCGTAAAACGGTGCGACTGGGTGGAACTCCGTCGTCGAACCGTCGACGTACGTCTTTCCTTCATACACCGAAGCGGCGAACACCACCGGTATACTCATGCTCATCACGATGGCATCTATGACTTTCATGTTCGGGTGCGTGTCCCTGGAAAAGTACACGGTCGTCGCGTCGTTCAAGCAAAACGCAGCCACGTGTAATTTCAAGTCGAGTTCGGCGAATGTTGGGTCCCTACCTATCGTGTGAGCAAACTGATCTCGGATGGGTTCTGTTCCGACGAAGCCGTACTTTTTGAAAAACGTCCCGATGGACACGTTTAAAAAGTTTTTCATGTCCAGATCGAATGCAATGTTTGTGATTTCGTCCACGCTCAAGCCGATCGCGAGCATGAACCCGATGATAGCCCCCGCGGAACTGCCACTGATTTCACGGACCTCTTTCAAGCGCCCTTCGAGTCGCTTGAGCATTCCTATCTGACTGAAGGCACCCATGCTCGCTGGTCCGAGCACGAGGTGTTTCATGGGTCTCCTACTCAGTAGTATTGAGGAAATTGCTTCCTGAGTAACGCGAAGACGACAGCGTACACGACTGCGTGCGTCAGCGCTGGCGCGAGGGAACCGGCCTTCGTTCTCGGCGGGAGAGTGAGAAGAACGCCCGGGTTCAGAAGGATGAATAGAGTCGTCGTCACGATGAGATCCGTCTTCGTGAGCGTGATACCGAGCGCCTTCGCGACGAGACCGTAAACGGCAAAGAAGACGAGGGCGTGGAACATCACCGCGGCGCGAGACGTCTTGCCATCGGCGAACGCGACGGACTTTCCGGTGGTTCTGAGGACGATGCCCGGGGAGAGTGCTAAAAAAAGCGAGGCGGGAACGGCAACCTTTGAAGTGGTAATATCGAGCATTTTGTATTACAATACATCAATATTTATTTTTAAGAAAGCGTATGAAATTGTTAAACGTGACGAATCCAAGTAGCTTCGCTCGGTCTAGACTCTTCGCTCGACTGAATATGTACCTGGCGTGGTCGAGGTGTTCAAACTCTTCTGAGGCATCTTCGTCGTCGTCCTCTTCGAACTGGTGGAAGCACAACTCAACGAATTCGTTGAAATCGGGCTTTATGTCGTGTTCAAGATATGCGTCTCGTATAAGCGTTTCGATGACGCCAAACACATCGTATAATTCGTACGCGTACGCGTCCTGAAAGTCGTGTATCGTTAACCCGTTCGAACCACCACTGTCCTGGTCATTCTCGTCGCTCGAGTATGCGTCGTAACCGTGTGTGGCTTCGTACACATACTGCGACCATACCATGACGATGCATCTTTGAAATCTATTGGTCCTTTTCTTTAATACCAGTCAAACTGAGAGATGCGACTTCTTTCGTGGGTAAATTTTCCTGAATCGCGGCGAGTGCTCCTTCGATTGACCGTTCGTCACCATTGAAATATTTGGTGAGTCCTTCGCGTACAGTGACTTTCGTGAAACCCGATTTTCGCTTGGACTTTTTCAGGTTGATTTTACCCTTTTTCAAATTGATTACGTCGATGCCGCTCTTTTCCATCGAGCCCTGCACCTGGGCGCGGAGCGCTTTCTCCGCCTGCGTCAAAATCTTAATATCCTTCTTGGCCTCGGCGATCTGTTTGGTCAGTTCGACGAGACGGTTTACGGTCATGGAGAGTTCTTCGGACATATGTATTGGCTATTGTACTGCTAGTTTTAAGTTTCTATTCAAGAGCGCGCCTTTGATCCGCGGCGGTGATCGTGGAGTTATTCCAGGTGTAGGATTGCTTTGGTGCTGGCGGTTCGGATCTCACCTGTTGGTTCGCGTTGCGGAGAGCGCCACCGATGGTCTCCGGGAAACCGATCTGTTGTCGCGGGTCCAAAAAGTTTTGCCCCGCGAGCATTTCGGACGGGGCAAACTCACCGAAATCTCCCTTGGCGACTTCTTTCGGGAGTAAAGCGCTCGCCAGGCCCGTGCCCTCGCGCATGTTGTTCTCCTTCATCGGCTCGGCGACGACGGTCGGCTCTTCCACCTGTTCCTCGAACATCGACTTCTTCTGTCCGACGTGCATCATGTAGGCACCATAGGCTACGGCGAGTACGATGACGATTAGGAGGGTCTTCTTGGACATGAGTCTCTTGAACATGTTTTGTATATGGTATTAAATCATATTTTTATTTCACGCCAGTTCCGTCGGCTCGGCTTCTTCGAGCACATCATCGCCCTGGTCTTCCTGGGCTGGGGCTTCTTCCTCCTCGTCTTCCGTGTCCTCGAAGGCGTACGCATCCGGGTAATCGTCGATGATCGGTGCGGCGAAGAGTTTGACCTGTACGAGGTTCCAGATCGGGCCGAATGTCTTCTTCGCGAACCAGAGTCCACTGAATTCGACGATGACTTTGCACTTGGAGCCATCAGTGAGAGAGTTGTTGTCCGTGACCTCCATTTCCGAGTTGAAAATTTTGGTCGCCGGGATGGTATCACACCCGAGAATGCCATCGGGTGCGCTCGGCTGGTACGCGCGTTTGATTTGCGCTTCCGTCATTTGCTGACCGAACCAACCGATGGAGTTATCGATCGCCGCCTGAATGTTTTCTGCATCGACGTCGTAGACTTTGTCGAGGCCTGACACGTGCAATTGCAGAGAGACGTCACTGACGGAATCAGATTCGTCGACGACGATTGCCTTGTTGATCTGTACGAATTTCTTGCGCTTCTCGTTGGTCGTCGCCTTGACGAAGTACGTGCCATCTTCGGATTGAGTCGGTTGCGTGCTGTACAGCATGTTGTTGGTTTTCTTACCACGATGTCACGGCTCTTCTCTAATAATACTTTTTGAAAGATGCCTTAGAGAAAAGCAATGACCAATACCCAGGAAACACACAAGCATGAGCACGATCGAAGAACTCACCAACGACATCAAGGGCCTTCGCGGCGAAGTCAAGTCACTCGCAAAGATTTGCCGAAAGATCAAATCGCACATCGAGGACCCGACAGGGGAAATCCGAAAGCAACGCGCGGCGAACAATGGTTTCAACCGTCAACAAGAAATTTCCCCTGAGCTTCTCAAATTCATGAACCTTCCGCAAGGCTCGACTGCCTCGAGATCCGAGGTCACTAAATTCGTCAACGATTACATCAAGACGAACGGCCTGAAGGATGTCGAAAACGGTCGCAAGATCAATATGGACGACGTCCTTCGTGAACTTCTTCAACCGGATGACGGCGTTGAGGTTACATTTTTGAACCTTCAAAAGTACCTCAGCAAACACTACCCATCCAAGAAGTGAATCAAACGACCTTAAGAAAATAAATCGTGTAATGACAAAGTATCGATGATACGCTTCATAACCCGCCAGGACATCGAGAGTCTCCTTGGTACAAAGATCGGCGACCCGAGTTTGTACCAAAGAGCGTTCACCCATAAATCAGCCCTGAAAGAATACCCTGACGAACTCACAGAGTCTTACGAGACACTCGAATTCATCGGTGATAGCGTCTTAGGATTCGTCATAACTAAGTTTCTGTTTGATAAATTCGAGGATCGCCAGGAAGGTTTTCTCACGAAGGCTAGGACAAAGCTCGTGCGAGGCGAAATGCTCGCCGGGATCGCTAGGAAACTCGGGCTACATGAATTCATAATCATGGACGAAAAAGGCATGCGCAATGGTTGGGTGGAAAACAAGGCCATGTTAGAAGACGCTTTTGAGAGTTTAGTCGGCGCCATTTACTGCGACCTGGGTCTCATACACGCGAAGGAGTTTATTCTTCGGGTTTACAACGACCCGAACATCGTAGACATGGCCGTTTTAGATGTCGACGATAACTTCAAGGATCGACTCATGCGGTACTGTCAGGCGAACGCGGTCGACCTTCCGGACTACAGGGTCACGTCACACTTCGACGGCGTGTTCGTCGTCGACGCGTACGTTCAAGGGAATTTCATGGGTCGGGGAAGCGCGCGATCGAAGAAACAAGCCGAGCAGCTCGCGGCGCGCGCATTTTTCCATCCTCCACCCGGACCTCCCCCACGACCGCCCCCTCCGCCACCGCCTCCTCCCCCGCCACCGCCACCACTCCCTCCGCTACCACCCGGGCCGCCACCGCCGGAATCTTATCTGCGTAGAAGTTAAGTGATGAGCACTAAACCCCCGTGTCCGACGAAGCGCGTATGCAGAATACGCAGGGCGCGTGCGCGCCAGGATAAGATAGATAAGCGCCCATTGTCTCATTTCGGCTACGGTGGACCGGCGACCGGACCAAACCCGACGTCGGTTTCCACTCTTTCCCACACTCGCCGTCGGTCTGCGCTGCTTAGGGCGCACCAACAAGGTGGATGGACACGCAGCCAGCTCCTTCACCGTCTTCGCATGATTCGAGACATTCGCCGAATCCGTGCGATACGTGACCGCCTCGCGGGTGATATAAAATTCATTCTCGATAACCCGAAGCTATTTAGGAAGTAGACTCGATCACAAATGTAGTACACACAATGCACCCCAACGTCGCGAGACTCATCGAACTGGATAAAAATGCGCCTCCTCAAAAATCTCAAGCGTGGCTCGATCTTCGCCATGGGATGCTCACGGCGAGTGATGCCGCGACGGCGCTCGGGTGTAACAAATACCAGAAACCATTCGATTTGTTACTGAAAAAGTGCGGCCTCGGTGAGAAATTCACGGGCAACGAGGCGACGAAACACGGAGAGAAATACGAAGATGAAGCGCGGGAAATCTTCGAGAGCAAGTACCCAGAAGTTGGTAAAGTGTACGAATTCGGTGTCGTGCAGCACCCGGTGCACAAATTTCTGGGTGGTTCTCCGGACGGTGTGACGGAAATCTCAAATTCACTAGTGGAGATCAAGTGTCCACTCATGCGTGACATCGGCGACGGTCAGACCGTGCCCGAGCACTACATGCCTCAGCTTCAACTTTGCATGGACATCCTCGACCTCGACGATGGGTACTTCGTCCAGTACAAGCCGTCCGAGATCACCTGGCCGGCACCCCCGCAATTCACAGTGTGTTACGTACCGAGGGATCGTGAGTGGATGGAAAAATCTCTTCCCGTGTTCCGAGAATTTTGGGACCAAGTTGAGTATTACCGTCGACACATGGATGAGCTCGAGGCAAGGATTCCCGAGCCCAAGGTCCGCGTGCGTCGGCCGCTGAAACCGAAACCACCGTGTGACGTTGTGGTCGATTCGGATGAGGACGATTACTTTAGTGATTAATTAATTTCTCTTGTAACAGTACAACAACAATGTCAGCCCCGTGTAAAAACAAACAATTGATGCGTAAGACCGCGAAGCACCCGAGGGGTGTCATCTCAGCCAAGAAGTGCGCTCATGGCAAGCGGCTCCAGAAGATCCCGGCTGTCAAGGCCTGGTCTCAAGCCATGAAGGAAATCATGGGATTCAAGAAGGGTGAATTCCAAAAGATCCCCAAAGTTGGTACCGTAAAGTACAAGGCTATCAAAAAGCGCATGAACGAAATCATGAACGGCGGTAACGCGAGCGCGACCGTGTGCAAGAAAAAGGTCGTCACCGTGTGTTCGAAGGTTCCGACCAGACGCAGTGCTCGACTCGCGGCGAAGAAATAAATAATCTCGGTGTATTGCAAGCATGCAGGCCTGGCTCAAAGCTGTGGAGCTCGCCAAAAAGGAACTCGACATGGACCCCGCGCGTCAAGTCATCGTGCGTGGTAAGCTGCTGAAAAAGGCACAAGAGATTTACACATGGATAGTTTATGTTAAAAACGCGCGCTAACCCTCATTTCAGCGCGCCGTGATCGACACGGCGCCCTGAATGACTACTAAATGTTCCTGAACGCGAATTCTGGTAATTTCGACTCGCTTGGTGCGTAGACGACCAATTGATTGACTTTCCAGAGCGCGCCGATTTTACCGTCGTAGAACCAAATCGACGTCAACTCGAGTGTCGAGCGCCCCGAGTGTTTCGCATACAGGCCCTTGCGTGGGCAGTCTTGAAGCGGTACTTGATTCTCGTCGTAAATCGGTGTCTTAAAGACGTCGCCGTCGCTTGTGACATCGATTTTCGCCTTAAGTTTCGGTGCCCAACCGGCATTCTCGTCGCGAATGGCAGACGTGAACATATCGCGGATCTCGCTCGGTGTTTTCACGTCACCGAAGATGGCGATGCTCTGACTCGCCACTTCATCGCATATGCGATCTTCGATGCGCCTGAATTCCTCGAAGAACTTCTTCACGAACGAGCCTTCTTCGTCGTGCCCCGTCAATGCGAAGTCGAGGGTGTATTTGGGCGGGCCGCCGAATTGTGATTCAAAGCAAGACATCCCGAACGGCATATAGAGTCTCGGGCACGCGATTTTAAACAGCTCTTCATCCGCGTTCGTCACGACGATCTTCTTGTTTGCATATTCCTTGAACGAGATTTGGCTGGCGGCTTCGGTGATCTTGAGCGTGGTCATGGTTTCTTTGTTTCAATTACAACCGATTCTCTAAGCTCCACACGCTTCGCATTCGGGTTCTAATGAGAACTGAATCGGGCGGGATTTGGCCTTACTGCGCAGATAGTACATACCTGTTTTGAGTGACGATTTCCACGCGTACATGTGCATGGAACTTAATTTCGCCAGGGTTGGTGACTCAACAAACAAATTCATGGATTGCGACTGGTCAATGAAGTGGCCTCTATCGGCCGCCATATCAATGATCACCTTTTGAGACAGCTCCCAGACCGTTTTATATTTGTTCTTCATCTCTTCGGGAAGTTCCTTGATATTCTGGATCGACCCACCCGCGCGTACGATGATGTCCTTGGTGTGTTGGTTCCACAGATTCATAGACTGTAACTCCTTGACGAGGTGTTTATTCACTATCACGAATTCACCGGCAAGCGTTCGACGGAGGTAAATGTGTGACGTATACGGCTCAAACGCCTCGTTGTTTCCAAGGATTTGTGCCGTGGACGCAGTCGGCATGGGTGCTACGAGAAGTGAGTTGCGCAGACCACCTTCCTGGATCCTTCGCTTCATTTTATCCCAGTCATATCGCCTCGAAAACTTTGCCGGCGTCGGCCACATGTCGAACTGAAGGATGCCCACGGACGCGGGCGACCCGGTAAACGATTCATACGATCCATCGACGAGTGCGAGTTCGTGCGATGCCTCGAGTGCCGCGTGGTAAATCGTTTCAAAGATGTGCGCATTCATGGTGCGCGCCTCTTCACTGTCAAAGGCCAAATTGCAGAGAAGAAAGGTGTCCGCGAGTCCCTGGACACCGATGCCAATTGGCCTGTGTCTCATGTTTGACTTCCGCGCGGGTTCCGTTGGGTAAAAGTTCCTATCGATGACTCTGTTCAGGTTTTTCGTGACAATTTTGGTAACGTTGTGCAACCGCCGGTAATCGAATTTTCCATCTTGAACGTATTTTGGTAATGCGATTGACGCTAAGTTGCACACGGCGGTCTCGTCAGGGTCGGTGTACTCCACAATCTCACTGCATTGCGATGTTAAGATACCGTTGAACATGCACATGTGTCGCTTATGTTCGGTAAGACAAAACGTATCCGCGGACTCACCCAAATCCTCCACGGAGACTATGCGCTGGTAGTGGGTTGCACTGCGGTTTGATGGGCCCGCGATTCGCACCGTTGTACCATCGGCACAAAAGAAGCCGTGTGTGTACGCGTACTTCATTTCTCGGTCGCTCGTTTCCACCAGCGGTAACTCATGTTTGATGAGGCACATGCCAGGTTTGAGATCCTTGGCCTCGACGACGACGGCGTCCTTGCATTCGAATGGCTTGCGTTCGTGTGAGCCGGAAAGAACATAAAACTTGTGATACGGTGTGCACCGAAGCGAGAACCCGAGCGAGGTCGTCACAGTCAAAAGCTTTTGATCGACACCCGTCTGACGAACCACCGTCGGTGACCACTCTTCACCGTTCCACACGTCCACGTCGCGATCCTTCAGTTCGGAAATGGTCTGGTACCCGTCGCGCGTCAATAATTTGGTCTCGGGCGCAACGCACAAGTTTGAGCTCTTGATGACGCCCAAGTTCTTTTGTCCATTCTTACGATTGATGCTGTCTTTGTAGAGCATGTATGGATTGCCGGTCTCCACTTGAGATTTAACGATCGCCTTCCAGATATCTGCCGCGGGAATTGTCTTCTTGGCGCGCCCCTCGGATTCGTATCGAGTATATAATTCATTGAATTCGAATCCGTATACGTCGGTGAGGCCCGGGCATTCCGACGGGCACATCAGAGACCAATCACCACCTTCCTCCACTCGCTGCATGAATAGGTCCGGGATCCACAGTGCCAGGAACAAGTCACGGCACCGCGCCTCCTCGTCACCTTGATTTAATCGAAGTTCAAGAAAATCCAATACGTCGGCGTGCCATGGCTCGAGATACACCGCGATTGATCCCTTGCGCTTCCCCGCTTGATTGACATACCGAGCCGTGGCATTGTACACCCTTAGCATCGGGATGATCCCGTCGGAAGTTCCGTTTGTCCCCTTGATGTGTGACCCCTTGGCGCGCACGTCCGAAATATGCACACCGATTCCACCCGCCCACTTCGAGATTTGTGCGGCTTCCGTGATTGTCCCATAGATGCCGTCGATGCTGTCGCCTTTGTTTGCGATGAGAAAACAGTTTTCCGCAATTAATCCCATGACTGAATACGAATGATCGTCTTTCACTCCCAGTGTGTAAACAAATTGTGGAAGTTCGTCTTGAATTTTTGTTTTAGAATCGATTCGAAGAAAAATGTGCCCATCAATCTCGACAGTGGTATTCGCCCGTTCCGTTTTATCAAGTCTATCATCAGCGTAATGCTTTTTGACCCACCTCATGATTTCAGGAATCCACGGAATTTGCATACGTCCAATGGCTTGAAATCTTTCTCTGTATGGTTTATGCATCTTGGTCATCGATGTGTCCAAACCGACGGAACGCGTGAGGTGAAACAGAGATTCAATGAGTGGTTGGTTCGTCAACTGCAAAGCAATTCCACCGTTCAGGCTGCAACACCCATCGCTGCTTACGAGTCCGCCCATGAGTGCACAGACCATATCCCGGCTCCACGAGTACATGAATGTCGGCAAGAACTTGCCACTCGAATACATTCCAAACAGAATTGCAAATGCATGTCCAATGGCAGAGTTGGAAAAAGAAATCGATAGACAATTGCGAGAGTTTGAATTGGAAATGCACCCGTGGACTCCAAGGTATTTCTGACCAATTCTCATGATTTCGTCGACGAATCCAGTATTGTTTGGGTTTTGTGCGAACGCGATGCCCCGGTAAGTTCGTGACTTGTATGTACTTCGTCCAGTCTGAATGCAACCATCCCCGTACCACGCGCCGAGAAACCATGCAAAATCCGTGTCAACTTTGACGTAACGTTCAAACCACTCGCCCTTTATCGTAACGCCGTTCGGTCGATAGTCACTTGTGAAATGGGTGTTCCTTCGCATTTTGGATCCTTCAAATTCAAAGTGATACGTCCACTCTTCATGTGACTTGGCATCTTTGAGAATCTCGTACATGTCAATCATTTCGTGAACGGTGCTTGCATCTGATTTTGGAATCGATATCCAATCCCCTACTCGAAGATGTTCGATGCTGTTCCACTGCGGTCCTTCTTTCCACCCGAGTTGTTCCTTCGTGATAGACCAAAATCGATGATTTCCGGTCACCTGCAACGAGGGGGTTTTGTATACTTTTATGTCATACAAGGTTCGTTCACCGAGATGATTTTTATGTGTCTGCAACACAGGTTGGATTGATCCTGTATGCGTCACGACACTGTCACCGACACACACGTCTTCAATAGGAACGACACCGCGGTTCGTGGTAAACACAGGTGTACCGGCGACGAAACAACTGCTCATCTGTGGCCGATGTGTACCAGAGTTGAACAACGTCGGTGTCGCGTGCGTGAAGAGACCCTTTGATAGGTGATAATATGTTTCATGGACGCTTGGGAGATCGGTTCCGTGAATACCGATCGCCACACGCATAAAGAGATATTGCGGCGTCTCGACGACCTGGCCATCCACGCGTTGAAGATAACCTTTCTCAAGCGTCTTTAGGCCAAAGTAGCCGAAATCAAAATCTCGTTCGGGGACGATTGCGTCTTTTACCTGGGTGGCCACGTCCACGACTTCGTCCGTGACGACGCCCGCAGTGCGCAGCTTACGCATCGCGGCAAGAAACGTCCCAGGGCAGATCTTCTGCAGATTAGATGCGACGATTCGTGTCGCGAGTACCTCGTAATCTGGGTCCTCGGTGATGAGCCCGACGCACACTTCGGCGGAGAGTGTATCGATCTCGTGCGAGTGGATTCCGTCGTACATTTGCGAGCAAACCTGCTGAGCGACACGCGAACAGTCGACAGCCTGGGACAGTCCATTGCTCAGGTTCGAGATCCGTCTCGTGACCTTGTCGAACTTCATTTCTTCTGTCTTTCCTGAACGCTTGGTGACTCGCATGTTTTTCTTTTTATGGTTTCCTGTATAGACTTGAGGATATTCTTCTAAGGCATTTTCGCGGCAAAAACGAAATCAAATGTTTTTGACGTGAATACTTTGTGTACTTATTGTTCTCGGGGGAGTTGCGCGAAGTCCGCACTGCGCACGGTGGTCGCACCGCGATTGGTCATCTCGCCCCTGGGAGTCCCGAGGTACCTGCTATCGTTGTGAAAGATTCCCTGTTGACCCTGCTTTGCTACGGCTGGGTACGAGCCCGCGAAGAGTGGGGCCGGTGGCTCGGCAGGTTTGCGTCCTTCCCTGTAATACTCGTCAAAGTCCATCATTACTTACTACGAGATGAGAATATTTTTTTCGCCGTCCATATTAGGATGATCATTTCTTCGCTCAAGCAGACGGAGACTCCATTGAACAATTTATTCTTCAGTGAATTCAACATCAACATTCTTCAGCGAGCCATTCGCGAGGACTTCAAAAACAAGACGGGTCTGGCCATTGATTACCAGGCGAACTCGGACCTCGTCGCTATCATGCGCGTCGTTTTCATCAACAACGCCGGTGACCACTTTTCCAACGTTCGACAACAAGTGCGCGCCATGAACGAACGCGTCATTTCCGCGGCTTCTGGTCAAATCAAGACGGGTGTCGCTCAGTATTTGGCCTATCGCGAGTCCATTTCAGGGCCGATGGTCCCGTTGGACCGTTCCGTAAACACGTCCACCGCCGGTAAGAAAATCCCAAAGAGCGGAGACTTTCTGTAGAAAAAAATGTGAGATAAAATAAAGGCGATGTCGTCCGTCTACATGGTCTCGGATAAAAATAGCATCAACAGACATAACCCGTTTGTCGACACACCCCCAGGTGCGCGTCGCGCGGAGTTTGAGTACGAATCTTTCGCGCAACCCCATCGCGGCACCGGTGGATACGAAGTCCCGGAGCCAGAGGTGAGCCCGGCTTGTCAATACGGCGTGGGTGGTTCGGACCTTCGCATCGGCGTTCCGTGTGACGTGCAGACCCTACGCGTCGTCAGACCCCTGCACCCGCGCCGAAACATCGACGAGGAGATTTTACAAGCTCCTCGGTCGGGCGTCGTCGATGCCCGTCCTGTTCCCGGTGTCACCGTGACTCGCACACGCGTCGCTTACGTGGGGTTCGCGTTATTGTTTTTCGCCGCCGTCAGCCTGATGTCGCGCCGCAAAAAGTAAATACCACTCTTTTTTCCCGCGCTTTTTTCGCACGCTCGGTAAATGAGAAATATAATCACTGTCCATAGTAGATGCATCACAGGTGGCCCCAGGACTACTTAAACATAAAGTGCGTCGTGTTTAGTTTTTACGTCGCTCTCGCGTATTGGCTTTTCCCGCGCAATCGCCCGCGTGAGTTTTTTATCGTGAACGCACTTCTCGTTCACTGGTACAACGGGACATATGAGTGCGCGCATAATTCCATGTCACTCAACCTCGCGATCGCGCTCATCGCGTCCGTGGTCATCTGGAAGATACCCACGAAGAACAAGTACTGGCTGGTGGTCACGCTCTACCTTCCTTACTTGATCATGGCATGGTACGATTACCTTTTGGATTGTAAATTCAGAATGAATCCAACGGTATTCCCGTTCGGGCGCTGGATCTATTTACCATTTAAACCGCCGCCGTACAAAGAGAAATACAGAAATCTCGATGAAAAAGTGCTGAAAAATATCAAGGCTTTTGACAAGTATGTCTTTATCACTGGCATGATGGTCGCGACACTTTTCGTCGTGCACCGTCTCAGTCGGTGAGCATGCCGCTCTCGTGGGCGCAACTTCAGAGCTTCCGCTTCATACTCACCGTCGACGACTTTCGTCGTAGTGTACCAGAGTGCTCGCGTCCATCGTGTCCACACATCACGACGATCACGTTTCAGCTCAACGCCGGTCAACCCATAGACAACGAGAAACTCCAGCGAGTTTTCGCGGGAAACGGGACACTGAACATGCGTCCCGCGACTCACGGACGGGGGGATCCTAGGTTCAAGTGGCGAATGACAGACTCTAAGTTTAGGAATCAGGTGTCGCTCCGCCTCGACGACGGTGCGTCGAAGAAGGGTAAATCCGTGAAGGTCTTCGAGAAAGGCACCGTACACGTCACAGGTGCTCGAGATCTTTTTGATTGTGAATTGATCTCCACGCAGATCGCTGAAAACATACTTAACAAACATGAGCTCGTGAAGGTCCCGATAAAACAGCCAGTGGACTGTAAAATATTAATGATCAACGCTAATTTTAACATTGGTCACGGAGTTGATTTGAAAAAGCTCGAATCGCATTTGAGAGTATATAGAGAAAACACATTCAGACCGCATTTTGCACCGGACGTGTACGCGGCCCTGAGTGTGAAATTCTCTCTGCAGCATGAGGATGAAAAAGAGGTGACGGTATCTATATTTGGTAGTGGCAAGTCAATTATAGCAGGTTCGAGAACACTCCGAGATCTCGCAGCCGGGTATGTCATGATAAACGAGGCCATTTCGGCGGCTGGTGATGACGTCCTGGGTCCACCTGCCAGTACACCGACGCGTGATACGTTCATGGGATACGACGTCGATTCCCTGTGCGCTGAGCTCCGGGGTCGTGGGATGACCGCGTGGAATTAAATTCTAACGCATGTAATAACAAATGAGCACTCGTCAAGGCATGGCCGATGGGCGTGGATACACGATCCAAAATTCTTCTAAGCTCGTCGACTCGTTCATCATGTCCCAGCACAAGATTGAACCCGAAGACAACTACAGCCTTCGACGGTACCTCCAGCAGGCTGGTCCCGCGGCACTCTCTAAAATTAACGAATTACAGCCCGCCGTTCGCGAAACCTTCACGGGTCGTCGTTGATAACATCGCGTCTTAATAGCAAAACATTTACCTGTGTGTTAACACAGGATAGATGGAGCACAGCTGCAGTATATGCCTGAATCCCGTGCGATCCACTAGACACAACCCGCCGATTCGGTGTGGGCATATATTTCACAGGGACTGTATAGAGAAATGGAAGGCACAGGGGCATCACACGTGTCCAATGTGTCGCAAAGTATTCGATGTCTCTAAGTTTAGAGTGATTTTGACGATTGAAAATCAGTTCAACGCGACTTCCAACACCCTCACCTTAGGTGAGTCGCAGATCTTCAGTGTTTTCGACTGTTTCGACATCGAGATCCCCGCACGAGATGATTCCGACCTGGACTCGCTTCTCACTGATCTAGGCATCGACCTCGACGAACTGAGTGCAGTAGTGCTAGAAAGCGAAGCGTGAGTGAAAATGTTTCTCAGTGTATTGTAGAGATTCATGCCACCCAAGAAACTTCCACTCTCTGGTGGTGAAAGGCGCTTCACACATCGTTTGTGGGGAAGCAGACGCGGGGTCGGTAACAACAACTGCTACGCGTACGCTTTCTCGGATTACGAAGGATACCGTGCGCTGAAGTCGTCTCCGGGTGATAGATCCTCAAACAACGGACTCAGGCGGGGATCCCTCAAATGTAAGGATCTCTCCAAACGAGTGCTCGCTGATAACCCTGGTAAAGTTTACAAAGTACACCCGGAGAAGAAATGTGCCAAGACGCACTACAAGACGATGATGGTCGTCGCACCTGGCAGAGACTTCCACTTTTACAAACAGCACGGCGAAGTTGAATTCAAGATCAAGCGCGGGGACACTGCGGCTTCCATCGCGAGGTTCTTTGAGATCCCGGTCACGCGCGTCCGCGTTGCCATTCTGAAATGTAAAGGCAGAGACCCGAAAACCGGGCGATTGAAGGTGGGAAAAAACGTTCGAATGAGAGTCAATGGATGGGCGCACAAAAGAGGGTGGGCGACGGGTCCCCTGTTGCGCGACGCGCGCGGGCGAGTGATCAAAGACCCCCGACGTGCATCGAGAAAGTACCCAGGACTCGACTACTCGAAATTTTGCTGTGCTTTTTGCGTCAAGAACAAGGGTATCAGGACCGGGCGAGACTGGTAAAAATAATCTGAGCATACAGAAAACATGCTTCTTCACCGCATTCAGAGTGCCGAAACCAAGTCTGAAATCGCCAGGGAAGTCGCCCTTTTCATTCTCAGCATCTTGATCAGTGCCATCATTCTCAGATACCTCTGGAACCGTGGTCTCGTCAAGCACGTGTCCGCTCTCCGGGAAGTGAAGACGATCTCCGATGCCATTCTGCTTTCCCTCTCCCTCGCCGTCGTTCGTGGTGCGTGCGACTAAGGTCAATTCAATTAGTACACGAAAAATTAAATGATTACGATTCGTGACCCGCGACGGTTCGGTTCACGAATAGTATTATGAATTACAAAGATTTGTGAATTCAACAGAACGATGGGGCGAGCTCACTCAAACTTTCTAGCTCACAATGTGTGCTCAAGCGCACACCGCGCTCGCCACCTGCGCGAATCAAGTACTTTTGAGATTCGAGGTTGAGCGTCCGCACGGCGTAGTCTAGTGGCGTGAACTTGTACTTGTTTTGGGTCTGTGCGTCTGCGCCTGCCTCGATCAAATATTTCACGATTTTGTTATGGTCCTTTCTGGCTGCATATGCGAGCGCAGTGTCACCGCAAAAATCGCGCGCGTTCACGTCCGCGCCGCGTTCCACAAGAAGTTTTACGATGTCAAGGTGGCCGTTATCCGACGCTATCATGAGGGGCGTGTCGCCGTCGCCCCCCTCGTCTCTGCATTCGAGGTCCACGCCGTAGAAAATTGTTGCATCCGCAGATGCAACATCTCCATGTCGAGCGGCATCCATCAAAAACGAATTGGCCTCCGACGCCTTAGAGTCATCGATCTTCTTCTGAAGGCGTGTGTAAGGTGGCATCTTTGATTACAAGTCAGTGGATTTCTCTAAATAGGTTTTATTTTTTACAAAGCGAGTCGTGAATCTTAATGATTGTGGTCAGGGCCGTATTTAAGTAGCCACACCCGTACGTATCTCGATTGTCGTAGTATCTCTTCCGTACATGGAGATACAGTTGGCATGACTCTCTCGACGTTGGGTCGAGGCGCACCCCCCGAAGTTCGTCTGAACCACCGTACATAATCTTCCCACCCATGCCGCGTATCCCACCGAAGTCGCGTGCGTGCTCCACCGCAAGTACGTGGTTGCTCTTCCACACTTTGTTGATGCCAAACTTCTTCATGAGAGAGGGAACGTTCTTCAAATCATAATCAACCCCGTCGCATTCATCGTCACTCAGACTCGGAACCTCGGTCTCGGCTATTGATTCAGTCTCGTCGTCGTCTGGAAGTTTCCATGTATCGTCAAAGGCGTCGACCGGGATGTTTCTTGTATCGTCCGATGACCACAGACACAGCGTTTCGAATAATTTTACCACATCATCGCGCGACGCAAATTTGAATATCTCCGTTCCACCACCGAGGGTGACTTTTTGCGTCACTAGGTGGTTTTTAAGTTTGTGATCCCACTCATGTTTTTTGCACTTTGGGTACTCGATGGTCGATATCAATTGGAGTGGCGTCGCGTGATACGTTTGCGCATTGTTTTTACGACGGACGAGGTCATCGGTCCTACCAATCTTCACGTAGATGCCATCGTGCACTGACCAGTGCTCGACAGTCCACGCGTACATGAAAGTTTTTTCCATGGTGCTAAGGTGGCATCGGTACTCGTTTTGATTACATGTCAGTGTATTTCTCTAAGGTTGATATCGTCGATTACATGTCTTCGGTGTATCCCACGCGCTTTTCCCCGGATGGCGTGAATAGCGTCGGGAATGCATTGAATTCACACTCCTGCTTCGAGCAATCGATGAATTCGTGCGCAATACCCTTTTCTTTCATGAAATCGAGCTGCTTGCGGGTCCATCCACACTGCATCGTGCCATAGACCTTCCACTTGGGGGCATCGTGTGCCTTGGCAGCTTTCTTTTCCGCCGGCTTACCGCACGAGTGAAGAATGTACAGATTGATCGCGATGAGAATGATGGCGACGATGATGGACTTGTTCATATTTTATTAAAAGTTGAGAAATTTATTCATCCACTTCACCTTCGTCAGGAGACGAGGCGGTGGACTCCATTTCGTCTTCGTCTGGTTCCGGTAAGCTGATGCCCTTAAATGCGAACTCCGGGAGTCGCTCGGAACGTTCGCACAGACACTGCGTGAGTCGAATGGTCACGCCAAATTTTTGATCAATGAACCAGACTTGGTTCACTTCGCAAATGGCAACTACGCGCTGACCTTTCTCGATTTGATCCAACGGAAACTTTTCGCGCTTCATCGTGAAACACGACGGGCCAAAGCTCCCGTCCTGGTTGCACATGATTTTCAGCTTGATGGTCGCTGGGTAATCATCTTTACCCTGGCGGACGACGGGCTTGTAAAGTGCCTGGCGTAAAACATCGGTCGAAAACTCCTTGCCGAGCCATTCGATGGAGTTTTTAGCGACTGCTTCGACAATCATGTCGTCAAACTGCTCGAGCTTCCTCCGAAGTTCAGTGGCTTCTTCGTTATCGGCATCGAAACTTAAATCGAGAGAGTAACTCGTCCGCCCTGAGACCTCGTCCGTGAACGCGCTCATACCGTACGGTGAACGCATGAAAGGTAGTTGGAGATAGAACTTCTTTCCCTTTGCGATCTGTGTCGTGTTGATGTACACAGCTTTGCCGCCATTCTTGTTCTTTCTCAATTTTGAGAATTCGACCTTGGTTGGGTCGAATTCCTGCGCCGTGATGACACCTGTTTCTGTTTGAGACATTTTCGTCTGTTCTGATTACATGTCAATGGATTCCTCTAAGGCTGAATTTAAATGTCTTTCGAATAGATAGATATAATGATGTGCGCGAAGGGGTTGGATGTCGGTCTCGTGATGTGCGCGCTCGCACTCGCGACGGGTGCACCCGTGCAGCTCGCTCCACTCACCTGGATATTTTTGAGCGCGCGATGGGCATACGGTGCCGATCGGTACCTCGACGGAAAGTCGGACGATTCACCCGAATCGCTCATTCTGGCGCTCGCCCTGGCTGTCGCCCTGCTGGACGCACACGGGCTGCCCGAGTGGGCGCTCGCGGAGAGTGCCTGTCTCCAGTTGTATGGCCCAATCAAGCGCCACCTTCCCTGTGCGAAACCATTCTACGTCGGGTCGCTTTGGAGCTGCGCGACGTGTGTCGTCCCTCACTTGATCGTGGGATCGGACGTGTCTTCGTCTGATGTGCTATCCATGGCACTCTTAACCACAGCCGTATCGAACGCCGCGGACATACCCGACGTGGACGCTGACATGGAAGATGGTATCTTGACGGTCCCAGTGATGTTTGGTGCAAGGCATGCGCGCTTGTTTTCAGTCGCGCTCGGTGTGGGTGCGGGTTTTGTTTATCTTTCTAATGTGAGGGCGTTCTCCGCAAGTTCGACGACGTGTCGCACATTCAGTAAGTCTAAGTCTCCGTATTCATACATGCGAAGGCTTTCGCGTCGAACGAAATCTCGAATGTCTCTGTGCGTGAAATCGATCGGGCAATCGCCGCTCATGATTAGATAAATGAGGGCATCCAGGTTCCCGTAAATCAGGGCGTTGTACGTCGCGTTTGCATCCCACGGGCACTCGCACGTTTCCCGAAGGAAAACGAGCGTTTCAACGTCGCCCATTCGTGCCGCGAGTGCACACGATTCTTCACACCAACATTCCGAGTTCGCCCGCCCCGATGTTATGCCTTCGCGCATCGCATGTAAATGTCCGTGTTCAATCATGTGCATCCACAAGTCTCTCGTGTGTTTGATGTTCGGTGGATAATGTCCCTCGAATTCTATTTCCACATTCATCACTCACGGGAACGCGTTACTCATGGCTAACAAATTAAAAGCGTAATAAAACATCAGTTTAATTCTTCTGTGTTCAATTCTTTCGTAATTGTCGATGACGTGCATTATGAGGTCTCCGTCGTCGCCGTAGTTTTCATTCGAAGCTAAGAATTCCCTCTCGAGTTTACACGTTTCCGTTCCCGATAGCGCCAGGTACTTTCTGGCGATATCGATGACGAGTTCGATTGCCCTACTTTCAGTGTCTTCGTCCTCTTTGAACCGTCGCATTCGAACACGCGATGCAATCGCGTGTCTTTTGATTGGTCCGTCTTCGTGCAGCATTTCGAAAAAATATGGATTGTTCATTTGATTTTTTTGTTTTACACATCAATGCATCTAATCTCTAAACAGCGCTCTCAAGTGCGTCGTCTCCCGCAAGCGCGACGTTCGCTCCAGCACGGCGTGAACGACAGCGCGTATCGTCTCCCCGTCAATTTTACACACTCTCCTTGACCAACGGGCATCGCTCTTCAGTTTTCTAAGAAACCGGGCGATCTCTTTTGCATCTCTAAGTGCTGTTTTTCGCGCCAGGCAGCGTGATATGTCATAACTCCACTGCATCGCTCCGTACGCACTAATCATCTCCGAGTAGATATCTCTTGCGAGGTGATCGACGATAGGTCGCGGTTTCTTTGCGGCCGCGTGCGCCAACTTGATGTTCGGTGGGGCCGCCGTCGTCGTCGTCATCATCATCGCCTTAGAATGACGTCGTCTCCTTGATCGTGACTCCAATGAAAAAGTCTTCGTCATAAATATCGTTATCACTGCCCCATCTTTGAGAACGCTTTTCGACCGTGATACCTCTCGAATTGAATGGCCCTCTTGTGAAATCGACGGAAAACTTAACCTTCGACTCTCCGCACCGTTTCGTTGCGAATTGCATGAAGGCGTCTTGGAATACCGACGATGGACACATGACTTCTGGATCGACGATGACCTCTGATGAGTTGAGATACTTGTCGAGTGGACTGACCTGTTCTTCGATTTCCCGGCGCACGTCCATAAAATAGGAGGGTAAGACGTCCCATATGTTCCCGACGTTTTTGTATTTGATTTGACTATACTCTAGGTAGGCTCGAACGCACTTCTGTAAGATGTAAGGTATTTCCTTGTGTAGCTTTTGTGGCAGTTGCGCATCCGCATCGACGACTTGGCGAATGAAATTGAACGTGACCAGGCGACGAATGATGGACCCACCTGTATCTTTCCACCCGGGTACTTCGTTACCGCCCATCACGCCGGGTGTCTTCCAAACGATGGATTTCGCTTTCTCGTGCTTCACAGCGATGGAGACGTCTTCTCCACTCACGATCGACTGAAACTCTGCCTGTTCGAGTTGCATCGAAGCACGGCACTCGGGTGCGATAAAGAGCAGGCCGTCGTGAATGGAACTCAGACCAAATTTCTTTTCAACATTGTTGCTCAGAGTTTTAACGTCTTCGTTATCAAAGAATTGCTTGAACACGTGAGTGATGGCCGTGGACTTACCACTGCGCGCGATTCCCTTGTAAAATGGAATGATTTGAAACCCATCTAATTCTCCAACCTCGTAACACAAGCGCCCGCCTAATACGAACGCCCATCGCTGCACATCTTCCGGTAGCTTTTGGAAATCGAGAATTTGCGAAAAGTTTGGCGTGGGGATGTCCCACCAATCGTCGGACGCACTAAAATCTTCGAAGTCCTGGTCAAAGTACTTGCAACTCGTCATCGTAGGATCGAGTCGTTTGAACGCGTCGCTTTCGTACGGTAGAAATCGACACGTGTAATCACCCCTGAGGTCGTCTAGAACTTTGCCCAGAAAAACTCCGTTCCTGAATGACCACATGTTCCGACACTTTCGAATTTCTGGAAACTGTGGGTCGATACAATTTTCCATGTGGTTAATGACGTCCCTGAATCCACTACCCTTGCTCGTGAGGTCCTTCCAAATGTCGTGTCTGTACTGCTTGTCGGCCATCTTGTACACGAATGTTTTTATGTCCTCCTCCGCATACCACGCGCGCGTGTGATGCCCATTTACAATTCGCTCACGGCAGCACATACCCCTGTATCGTCGCATCGATCTCTCGTACGCCTCGTGCAGGCAGCAGTAAATCGCTCGCTGAAAAGGCGAGAGTTCTTCTATTTTTCCCGGTGCATAAAGCTCAGAAGAGACATCGAACATGTCCGGATCCGTGTCGAAAGGGGTTGGCATCTGCGCGGGGCATTCTATACGTTCAATCATTCTCAATTGTGTGCGCATGTTCTTGAATCCTCCGTTGACCTGTTCGTACAGGCGATTGATCCGCTGCTGCAGCGATAATTTACCACCGGTTCTTTCGTCTACCCTGCCCGTGATTCCCAGCGTCTTCGCTCGATGTAACATGCTCGACAACCGCTCGTTTTCCTTGTGTACCGCCTTCTCAGCCTCTATCAGGAGCGCGGTCGAATTCCTTGAACTGATTTCATCGTCGTTTGGCGTGCGTTCGAGAAGTTGTTCGAACCCAACTGAACGAGTAGTTGTGACTGAATTCGGCCGCGGTGTCCTTGAAGTCGCGACGAGTCTCCACTTTATCTCCAGAAGGCGACAGTGTTTCATAATAGAATCCGCGTCCGCGTCGTGATACGCGGCCCTGATCTGCTCTAGATCTGCTTCATCTCGGTGACGATCACCGTCTACAAAACACGTCGTCATTGTGATGTCTTCTGGGGAGAGCTCGAACTAATTCTCTAAGCAGATTATTCTTCGCTCAATTTTGAAAGCATTTTTATCATGATTCGATTTTGAACGGTCAACTGGTGAGCGATGCGCAACAGGGCCGTGCACACGGTCTCACCCGAGTCCTCGTCGACGAGGCACGCCGCGATATCACCGACCCGAGCGGAAACGTCATCGTACACTGCGTCGTCTTCCAGGGAAAGAGCGTCGTCGTCCCACAACTCAGAACCCGACACCGAGATGTCTTCTTCGTGGTCGTGCTCGGGGGTGGTGAGGTCGATGACCTCTTCTTCGTAATCGGCGACGCCCTCCGCGTCCACATCGGGTTCAAGTTCTCGGTCAAGGTCGGTCATGTTCGCTGGTCTGATCTAGGTGGAGAAAGTCCCAGGGCAAATTTTCCGCGCCACCCACATCGCGTGCGTCAGGCCGAGAATTATTTTCTCCCGTAATATTACACACAACACTACAATGGCCGGAGGTCTCATGCAACTCGTCGCGTACGGAGCTCAAGATGTTTATCTTACGGGCAACCCAAAAGTAACTTTTTTCCAGGCTGTCTACAAGAGGCACACGAATTTTTCTCAAGAGACTATCGAACAAACCGTCAACGGTACCGCCGCTAACGACGGCCGGGTCTCTGTGACCGTCGCCCGCAATGGTGACTTGGTCGGTGAGATGTACCTCGAACTCACCACGGTCGCGACTTTGACGTCCGAGACGTCTGCCACTGACTGCAACTGGGTCGCCGAGCGTGCCGTCAAGGACGTCGAACTCTCGGTTGGTGGGCAAAGATTGGACAAGATCTACCAAAAGTGGTGGAGACTCTACGCCGAATTGTACTTGGACGCCTCGGCCAAGCAAAACTGGGCGAAGATGACCACCGGTATCGCGGGTGCCGCCTCTAAGGTGTACCTTCCGCTCGTGTTCGCCTTCAACACGAACCCGGGTTTGGCCCTTCCTCTCATTGCCTTGCAATACCACGAAGTCCGCCTCGATTTCGATCTCGCGAGCGACTTCGAGACCTACTTCACTACGTCCGGTCTCAAGGTCTGGGCTAACTACTTCTACCTCGACACCGAAGAACGCAGACGCTTCGCGCAAAAGGGTCACGAGTACCTCATCACGCAAGTGCAACACACCGGCGTTGACTCTGTCACCGATAATGGATCCAAGAACGTTCGCCTTTCTCTCAACCACCCGGTCAAGGAATTGGTCTGGTGTTTCGGTGCCGCGTCCCCGACGAAGTCTTCCCTCTGGAACTTCTCCGGGGACCAATCCCTCGCGGGCGTCATTCTCGAATCTGACCCGTCTCAAACTGACGCTACTTCCAACACTTTCGTGTCTCCGGCCGACATTGGCTGCCCGCTCGTTAAGTTCGGTCTCAATGGCTCTTCCAAGCTTCTCCGCGAGCGTGGTGTGACCGATTCGACCAACGCCTCTGGTCCGCTCTCCGAATTCCGATTGATCTTGAACGGCCAAGACCGAATGAAATCCATGTCCGGTGAGTACTTCAACTCTGTCCAAGCTGCTCAACACCACTCCGGTTCCCCGATGCCGGGTGTGTACAGCTACTCGTTCGCCTTGAAGCCGGAGGAGCACCAACCGACGGGCACGTGCAACTTCAGCCGCATCGACAACGCGCAAGTCGCCGTCACGTTGAAGGATACCGCCACCGCCGGTTCCACCACCACCGCTATGAGTTTGTTCGCCGTGAACTACAATGTCCTCCGCGTGCAATCCGGCATGGGCGGGCTTAGCTTTAGCTCATGATGGAGTTATAATCAGGCCCAAAAAGCAGGCGTTAAAAGCGTTTGTCCTGCTAGTCTGTTTGTGCAGGCGAGACAACCTGGTTGCGGGAAGTTCCTTAGAGCTCTAACTACCACCCTCATTTGGAAACATTTGAGGGGATCTCGGTTAATTGCCGAACCCGATGGTAAAAAGGTTAGAGATTGGATAATCCGCAGGCGAGAACCTACGTTCGCTACGACTAGAATATGGTTCCGTTTCAACGATCGCTAAGGTGTCGGTGTCAAGTGAAGGATTAGTCATCCTGATGATGCTTAAGGTACGATCTGGCCCACTGGGAAACCTTTGGGATTAACCGTGCTTTCTCCAACTAAGAGATGCGTGGCTACATTTTAGTATAAAAAATTTACCAGAATTAACACAAACATTAAGATATCTCAAGTACCCTAATGTCTGTCTCGCGTTCATGAACTAAAAATATATTCAGTACGTCTCGTAGATGGAGAAAGTGTGCACACATTGTCACGAAAAGAAGTCACTCGATCACTTTGGAAAGCACAAACTAATGAAAGACGGTCATTTGAATCAATGTAAAGCGTGTCGGAAAGAATATATGAAAGCATATGAAGTCAAGAATAAGGAAAAGTTATCCGAAAAATCTAAGGAGTACTACGAAGCAAATAAAGAACAAGTAAAAGAGCGTGCGAGAACTTATCACAAAGAAAATGCGAATGAAATAAATGAAAAGAAACGAAAAAGATATGAAAATGACATGGATTATAGAGAAAGGGTTTTGAATTGGTGTTCAAAATCAAATGCCAAATGTCGCCCAGAGCGACGCAAGAAGGCCAAAGAAAACAAAACACCTGGGTATTATCTTGAATTGTGTCGTAAGAGAATGTGGCATGCGTTTAATGGCCGTGAATCCAAGTCGAACAAAACAAAAGCACTTCTCGGCTGTGACGGTCACTTTCTCAAAGAGTATCTAGAAAAAACAAAAGTTCCTGGGAAAGACTACTCAGATGCACACATAGATCACATCATACCGTGCTCTTCATTTGATCTAAGTGACAAAGAGCAGCAGCGAAAGTGTTTTCATTACACCAACCTTCAGTTATTGCCAGCTAAAGAAAACATCGCAAAGAGTAATAAGATATTCTAAACCAGGGACGCGTACTTTGTTGCGAAAATAAGGGGCTCGGGTCACCCGTCTCATGGACCGCGCATTTACTTGAAAATTTATTACAAGCGTGCGCTATCGACACACGCCACAAGCGTTTCTATCATGGTTCGGTGTTTTTCGCTACGAACGCGCGACGGGTCTTCGAGGAGCTTCAGGATGGCCGCGTTATCGTCTCCGTTCACCGCTGAAGACGCCATGCCGGGTTCGTGTGTACGAATGTAGTCCGCCGCGGTGTATATCGCACCGTCGACGAACTCTTCGATGGCCATCTCGAACCAATCGTTCGTGTTGGTGCCGAACGTCGTCGTGTCCATGCGAACGCGAACACCATGACCGTATCTTTGCATGCCAATTTTAAGTCGTTCCCTTACTAAATCGAGCATTTATTTACAAGAGAGGTATATTTCTAAACCGCGTCATATATAAATCGCACATGGGTAAACAGTGTGAATAACGTTGTGCACTGCTGATGACAGCGCATATCCACGAAAAAACGCATGCATGCGAGTTTACGAAAAAATCGCACGGACGCACGCTTCCGTGTGTCATACTTCGTCGGTCTACGTTTGGTTACAGGGGGACGATGTTGCCTCCAAAAACCTTCACACCGCCGTCCAGTTCACTGAAGCGATCGGCGCCGCTGGACCCCGCGTGCTTACCCGGGCCCCCCTCCCATGCCGTAAAAACGCGTAGACGTGATGCATGCGGTGATGACAAAATCGCCGACGTGGCTCGGCGCGTCGACGACATCGCGGAAGAAACTGAGATACTGATGGGCGAACGTTGTCTCGGTCGACGCATCGATTCTGCCACCATGGATGCGCTCTCAGAGCACGTCGTGACGTCGATACTTGACTTACTCGAACAGAACGGAACTGCGAAAAAACACGTGAAGTCGTCTTTCGTGTACCGACGCGTTTTGGACTTCTTCGGCGTGCGACGCGAAGTCACGAACTGTTGGTACCGTTGCGTGAAAGAAAAGGGCGTTCCCGCGTTTGAAAACAGCGAGGACGGTTCCTACCTCTGCGACGCGGCGAAGTTGCGGGCGTGGCTTGAGCCACCCGATGAACCCGGTGAATCCGGTGAACCGGGTGTTGATGTCGAGGACTCGTTATCAGATGACGTCGCGGCCGAACAATTGCTTTCACTCACGCAGCAGACGCAGGCGAACGAAGAACCAAATGTTCCCGTCACCTTCGCCGCGAAAGGAAAGAGATGGACCGATGAAGAGCGCGACGCGTTTCTCAGGGGCTACGAGAAATACGGTTCAAAGTGGACTCGGATAAGTCAGGAGTTCGTACAAACCCGAACACCGTGTCAAGTACAAAGTCACGGACAGAAACACATGGAGTACGAAAAGAGACGACGCTCGAGCGCTGTCGCGGATTCCGTGCGAAGCCATGGTGTGCGTGTGGCTCGTCCGCCGTACACTTTCGCAAAGAATGATATGGTCTGGGCGCGGGTTGGTAAGACAGACTACTGGCCGGGTACCATCGAACACGCGAACCCCGACCTCGGGACGTACGTTGTACGGTATTACCAGCCTTTTGGTAAAATTACCAACCCTCTTCCCTTGAAAAATATCGAACCGTTCCGAAACGTCGAGCGCGAGGACATTTTTCAAAAGAGGTCGAGGAGATGTAAATCCAAGGAATTTTTGGAAACACTGAAAACGGCGCTTCTCGCAGAAAAGCGCGCACTCGCAAAACTTAAGAACTGAATACTGTACTTTTTTGTGCCTTTGATATGTAGTGTAATCTTTCCGCGTGCTGATCAAAATAATACTCCGGGAAATCGTCCGCGATGCGCTTGAAAATGGCCATAGCTTCGTGTACGCGGTTCTCACCGAAATTTTCGCAGTCTCTCTCGATTTCGTCGAGCGCATTGTTGAGCGATACGTAATGGTGTATGCGCCCGGTCTCGATGCCGTCCCTGACCATTCTGGATACCATTTCATCTCCCGTGTGTATGCGTGGTGCTTCATAACTGAGGAACAATATGAGTGCCAAAAGCGACAAAGGTGCCCAATACATTACATTACAAGGTCATTTTATTACGCGGAAAAGGTCGTTTATCTTGTACACCATGTTAAAGAGCTCCTCCGTACAGCCGACTTCGCTCGGGTCTATGATTTCAAGCTCGAGTTGGTACGAGACGTCGTGCTCCGCGTCCTTGTCGACGGGGTCACCCGTGGACACGGTCGCATCGATGGATAGGTTTTTGCGCATGAACGACGTCCTGGATTTCGTGCGCCGTCTATCCATGGGATGGTTTGATGGGTCGTAGTTTGGTACCAGATTTTCGCGGGAAATTGTAAAACGGATATCGAAAGGTGCCTCGCTGAACTCAAGGAAGTCTTCCTGCGCGAGCTTCGTTTTCTGGATCGCGACCTGTTCACCCGTTCCCGTATCAATCGTGAGCCTTGTTCTCTGTGCGTCGTTGTAGTACACGTCGGCATCCCACGTATCGACGCGCTCCCACCCTTCGTACCTTCTTAAGGCACCAACCACCTTTTCGAATACCGCCTGTCCCACGTTCGTGTCAAAGTAATTGCCATTGAAACGGCCGAGTCTGAACTCCACTTCGACGCCGTCTCCTGGAACGTGTCGGTCAAAATGTGGCTGGATCCTGTCGCACACGACGTTCGTGTTCACTACGTCGGACATGCCTGCGTCTGACGTATCGTCGTCCGTTTTCTCTAAGCGTCGCGTACGTACGCCATGAGATAATGCCCACACGTCGGCTCTAATTGGCATTCGCGCGACACGTCATCATCTCTAAAGTGCCACTTTTTCCCGTGCCTGACAAAAGCTGCGTAATGTCCTGCAAATTGCGCACCCGCGTGAACAGCACTCGCGACGAGTCTGTAATTTTCACCGTTGGTCATGGATAAGTTCTCGACGATGCGCACGTGGCTCTTTTTATCGAACCCGACAAAGAATACCTTGGGTATCTTCGTTACAATGCATCGAGAAGACGCGACGTGGTGTGTTTTACCCTCCGCGTCCTCGTATCCTTCGATCGCATTCCACGCGGACGCTTTCTCGAGCATTTCACCAAGACTCTCGCTTCCGTCGTGCGTGAGTATGTGGACGCAAAACGGTTCATCGGATTTCGAAGACCCACCCGGCCAGTGCGTTTGGCGCGTCTTGGTTCCATACACCCACTCCTTGAGTTTTGGCACGCTTTTCTCGAGAATGTCGATGATACAAAGCACGCACTCCATGGCATCGTGTTGATCTTCGTCAGTGAATCGTGGGAAATGATCCTGGAAAAGTCTCAGCAAAAGCAACGGGTCTAGTGCCACTGGATCAGTCGAGACAGTCCAAAACTCTCGCAGAAATCGATTGAATTCGACCGTGAACGCGCACTTTCCTTTGTATGGGTATTTGATGAAACGGTTTGCGATGATTGGTATGTGTAATAACAATTGTAACGATGCATTGAAATAACACGTGTTACCATGGTTCACTAACCCGCGCATGTTATTTCGACGTCGATTTATGTTTCTAAGCCAATGAGTTAAACTCATCAAGCTGTATGTCTTCTTTAATGTTCACGATGGTCCTGAAGAGCGTCCGTCTATTATTCGGGTGTGTCTTATCATGGCGGCGTTTAAGTGGCCTCCACCACATCGGCGTCTCGTCCGTCACGTATTCACACTCGACGATGGCGCCATCTTCGTACCACGGGCGATCACCGTGCTCTCCGCGTGGGATGCTGCACTCGTACACCAACTTGCCCCTGTCCTGTACGTAGAGCCTCCATGATTCCCCGTCCCGCTCCATTTGAAAGTCAACCGTGTTTTTACTTCTCGGTTTCCATTTGAACATGCGTTCGTGCGTCCCCTTTCGCACTTCGTCGGCGACGGGTGTGAATACCACTCCGTCGGTATCCTCCTCTACGTTTGGAAGCCTATCTCTCGCGAATTCTTCGAAATCATTGATCGCGTAGAATTCCTTTAATTTTAGTCGAATGTCGTCCGATTTCATCGGTATGCACGTTTTGATGAATTTTTCCACGTGCTCGAGCCTCGTCAGAAGATCGAATTGTCCTACGGTCACGCCGTTCACGACGAGTGCGTCGTACACCATGAACTTGTCACCGAAGAGCTCTCCGTCTAGGACGGTGCCTTCGTAAGCTTTCCTGCTGACGTTCGCGTTGACGATTCGAACGCGCATTCTTCGATCGACGATGGCACACACGTTCCAAAAGGACACGAACATGTGTCGTTCGCCGTCCGTCTTCTCGCAGACGACGTACTCATTGTTCCTGAGTATTGGGAAGTGTTTGCGTTCGATGGAGACGGGCTGGCACCCCGGAAACCGTGATGCGTCTCCCCAGCAGTGCTGCATGAAACCCATCACCGCGGCGTGTTCATTGGACGTTTCTGGTAGAAAGTCATTCATTCGTGATTACAAGTGACGTCTACTCTCTAAGTGGTTTTCACACCCGCGGCGTTCATGATGTTGCTGACACACTCGTGTGTGTACGTGATCGTGAGCTTGGCGCGAACCCAGGCGTGTACTTTAAGGCCGGATTCCCTGAATTTTTGAAACATGATTTTTGGATTAGGGTGTACTTTTTCGATTCTTTTTCGCGCGTTTTTTACCATCATCACCCAACACCTCGCCTCTGTTGATGTGACGACGTGAATGCCATCGGAAATCTTTTTACCGACTTCGGTATCGAAATGGAGACCCATTTGCTCGACGGGCTCTTTCGATTCCCGTTTTACGTTATCCTTGAACATTTTCCAGTCGATGCCTTCCCTGACTGCGGGAAAGACGATGCATCCAACGCCTTCGTGTGCTTCGAATGCCTGGGCGAGAGATTCATCATCGATGTGCACGCCGTAGTCAACGAATAAGAGACGGTCGACTTCAGTGCGCTTTATCTGTGCCTGTATGAGTTCGGACTTTTCATAAGGATTGTCGTTGCAGTAAATGATTTCGTTCTGTGCTCCGCCGACTTGTAGGCATTTCAGGTTTAGGCGCAAAATTGAATGCAGACTTTTTACGTGAATGCTTTTTGAGCGAGTGACCAGAATAGTGACGAATTTCATCTTTGGGCTTGCTTATGTTGCGTCTTATGCTCTAAGCCTATCTTCCAGGCAACCTTTAAACGGTAGATTTCCAACGTGCCCAAGTGTAGTGGCGAGGTCGGCCCATATTTTACCATCCGCTTGTTGCCATCGACGACAAAACGCATAGTCTTCACTCAAGTATCGTTTACTCGTCGGATCTATCATGCAGTCGAAACACGCGTGGTACTCATCAAAGTCGCGATTCTGATGATCGTTTTTGCACCACAATTCCGGGAACTTTTGCTCCAGTGTTTTGAATACTGATCGCTTGATGCACATGAACCCCGTGGGTCCGTCGAGTATTTCAATCATGCCTTTATCGACGGGTCGGTTATTCGCCCCGAAGTTGATCACGAGCGATGATGATAGCATGGCCATGTCTCGTTCGTCGTCTTTTTCGACTGCCACCTTGGCCTGCTCCCACATGACGCACTTTTTCGGGTAACATCCGACGGATACGTCTCGATTTGCGCGAACGAGACGAACGACGCTCTGTGGATCGAAGTCAATGTCCGCGTCGATGAACATAAAGAAATCGCAGTCCGTTTTCTGCATGAATCGCCCGACGGATACGTTTCGAGCCCTGTGTACGAGCGATTCATTCTACTAAAGAAATCAGTCTCCTCTAATACTCACCGCGTTCGACGTGATTCATACCTCGGTCGTGTCCAGATAAAGCTGTATTTCTTCCTTTATCAACGCGATTTGTAGTTTGAATATTGAAGTCGCGTACTTTTCAAGGCACATGCCCCCGTAGCACGGGGTCGATAGAAAGAGTTTGATCATCTCTCTTTTTATTATTACAAAGACTTCTCCTCTAAGTGATGTTTTACAGAGTTTTCCATTCGAATCAGTGTTGGTAGACTTACTGAACATTTTTCAGCGATTTCCACCCTATCGACTCTTTCACTCAGAACGATCGACGCGACAGCGGCCGCAATGGTCGCGGGTGTTCTAGACTGTAATTCGACCGATCCACTGAGTGCGTCGCACATGTCATTCATTCGGCGCCGGTCACCTACCTGCATGGCGTCCTGAAAGTACGTGAAGACTCGCTGAAGGACGTCTCTCGGGTCGGCTCGAATGGACTTTTCTCGCGTTTCGATCGCTTTACGAAGACGCTGCGCGGTCCTGGACATGTGTTTCGGGTCGATGCGCCACAGTTCCGCGATCTCTTTCATGGTTCTCGGCACACCGGCGGCGTTACACGCGTGTAGCACACAGTTCGCTCTTATACCGATCCGAACGTTGCCTCGCGTCAACTCCTTCTCGCAGAATTTCATGTAGTACAACTTGGCCATCGATCGCACGTTTTCTGGAATGTCCCGTGCTTTTTCGTCGATGTCCGCGTATGCGTGGTACAGGCTTCGGTCTCGGTGGTTCATGGACTGATGAAAGTTTATCTTCGCCATTCTCTTGAGACTCACGGTAGACATGCGATTAGTTTTAATCGCCGTCGACTGCCCCCACGAGCTGGAGTATAATTCGGGGTTCCTCTCCGCGAGTGGACACCTCGCATTGTCAGCGACGACACCAAACGAGTCGAACGAGGATATCCACTCCGCTCCTTCGTCGAGATACGTGTTTTCGACAAGTCCACATTTCGAACACGCGGGCAGCCCGTCGGACGTCATCACGTTTGCCTCACCGCAAGCCCGACAGAGTGCGGAATTGAATTCAAACTCATTTCGTGACGGTTCACTTCCACTTCTCAGTGCGTCCACTGTTTCCCAAATTGAATTTATATCCATTTTAGAGTCTCTTAATCTCTGCGCTCTTATCTCTATATGTAATTCAAATCAAAAGGAAGAGTGCCTCGCTCTAACTGCCGCTTCGATTGAATCGACGGTTTCCTTGAAACTCCTACCACCCGACGTGCAGGGTTCCCACGCGTCCCACGCCGCGTCGATCTCGGCGTGCCCCGGTGGAAGATCGATACCGCCGATTTCTCCGTCACCGTCGTTCGTGATGAAAGAGAGATCGGAATCCGAGTCGCTTCCTTCTGACCAAAGACTACTACAACTGTCTTCCTGGTCGATGGACTCCAAGGCTGCGTAACGGTTTTCACCGAGAGACTTGAATTCAAGGTCGGCGAACGTGGTGCCGCTCGGGTAGTGTTCCAAAAGGCTTTCGAACGGTGCAGGTTGGATAGTTTCCGAGTCGTCGTCGATCTCGTACACAGTCGCGGACTTATACAGCTTCGTCGTCGGCGACAAGTAGTGCAGCCCGAGCACGTTACCCGTGTTCATCCTGACTACTGCGTAATTCTCTTCATTCACGTCGTCTTCACGGACTAACACCTTTACTATGTCACCAGTCTGAATTTCACTCGCCTTGATCGTATTAAAATTCATTCGCCTTAGAGAAGACGTACAAAAATTCTCCAGTGATTACACACACCACCAGGGCACATCATCCAATGTCGATCGTCAAAATCCTGTCTAAGAGCGAATGCGAATACTGCGACCACACCGCAAGGCTGTGTCAAAGCGAGGGTATTGGTTACGTCAAAGAGTTCGTTGACAAGCAGACTCTTCGTGACCGATGCAACGGGGCGACGCACTACCCTCAAATTTTCGTCGGCGATAGGCACGTCGGTGATTACTATGCATTCGTTGACTGGATCGAAGACGAATACGAGCCAATGCTTCTTCCGAGCCTCAATCGATTCACGGTATTTCCCATCAAACACCCAAAGCTCTGGGACCTGTACAAGAAAGCTCAAATGAGTACATGGACTGCTGAAGAGATCGACCTGAGCACAGACATTGATGATTGGGAGAAAAAATTGAATGACAACGAACGTCATTTCATCAAGTACATCCTGGCGTTTTTCGCGGGGAGCGACGGTATCGTCAACGAGAATATCGACCTGAACTTCGCGAGCGAAGTGCAGTACAGTGAGGCCAGGTGTTTCTTCGCATTCCAGGAGCACATCGAGTGTGTCCACGGTGAGACGTACTCTAAACTCATCGACAAATACATCAGGGACGATGAAGAGAAAAACAAGCTCTTCTGTGCGCTCGAGACAATCCCTTGTATAGCCGCCAAGGGAGATTGGGCCATGAAATGGCTAGATAAGAGTCGTCCTTTCGCTCAGAGATTACTCGCGTTCGCGTGCGTTGAAGGTATATTCTTTTCGGGTGCATTTTGTGCCATCTTCTGGCTGAAGAAACGGGGACTCATGAAGGGTCTTTCGTTTAGTAACGAACTCATTTCCAGGGACGAGGGTCTTCACCAGGAGTTTGGTCTCGAGTTGTTTAAAATGCTTCGACATCGACCCGACAGCGCGACGATACGAGCGATCGTTCAGGACGCGGTCGCAATCGAGAAGAAGTTTATCTGTGACGCGCTTCCCTGTGCGCTCATTGGCATGAATGCGGAGTCGATGGGCACTTACATCGAGTACGTCGCGGACCGCTTACTCAAAAGTATTGGTGAACAGCCCGTGTGGAATTCCAAGAACCCATACGACTTTATGGTCAACCAAAGTCTCGACGGCAAATCGTCATTCTTTGAAGTTCGCGTGGGTGACTACGGCAAATTAGACGATGGTGCACACTCGATCGAATTTGATGCGGAATTCTGATTAAAATCTTGATTTAATATACGTGAACAAGCATGTTGAAGGTATTGACGCTGAACCTCGCTACCATCTTCTTCTTCGCGTTCCTTTACCTGGTTCTGGCAAAAGTTGGGAAAGGACATTTCGAGGGGCTCGATAAGGACGCCAGTTTCGTGGACGCGCTCTATTTTTCGTTCACCGTGCAATCTACGGTCGGGTTCGGTGACATCTACCCGAAATCTGGTATCGCCCGTACCTTTGTCATGGTCCAGCAGACTTTACTCATCGTGGGTGTCGTCGACCTCATTGAATCCCTTGCAACTCCGGCGCCGGTTTCTACTTCTACCGCTTCCTAAATACGAACACACATTCATTTTCATGTAGATTATCCGTCTAACAAAAAATGGATTTAAACACTAGTTCATCTGTGGCTCGGCTTCAGCTTCAGCTTCAGCTTCAGCTTCGGTCTCGACTTCCTCTTTGCGTAAAGTTGGCATTTCGTTTGATGCTTTCACAGGGTCGATCTCGGCGGCGTCGAAATCGTAAGCTGCGTAGTAGCTCGGTCCCATGTTCACTTCCGGCAACCTGATTGGGTTCGCGATAGGCGTTGGTTGAATTGGTGTGAACACATCACCTTCGGCCTGTTCGTCAATCATGCCTTCATTTTCAAACTGCAGATCAAATTTGATGTCCGACGGGTCGTAAAACAAACGATACTGCGGGTCCATGACGGAACCGAGGGGAATGACCGGCTGTGCATCTTCGAGTGGCGGCAGTGGTGATTCGACGCCTTCATCCTCTTCGGCCTCTTCGTCCTCATCTGGTACAACCATGGTCGGGTTCGCCGAGGGTTCCACCTGTTCGCCCTCGTCCACTGCGACTTCTTCTTCGTCCACTTCGACTTCTTCCTCGACGACCGGAGTTTCGGTCTCTTCAGCGACTGGTGGTTCCTCGAAACCTTCCTTTTCCGGGATGTTCATCATACCCCAAACGATGAGAAGGAAAACGACGGAGTGAACGACGAGCCCAAGCATGGTCGGGTTTCCGTTCGGGGACGCGATGCGCGTACCTAAAAGTTTACGCATGGCTCGGTACGTGTTCGGGTTAGCGACGACAAAAAACGTCAAACCACTGATGATGGACGTGATGAATTTCTTTTCCTGCTTCGTGCCACCGCATCCACACCCGCAGTCCTTGAATAGCCAACTTTTCCTGGCGGGCTCTTTGCCTGGTTGTGAGCAACTTCCCATATATCTTTAATCAAGATTTTTTTGCCTGACTGCCTTAGACGAAAGCGCGTTAATCAAACAAACCATGATCGACGTTTGGACCGATGGGAGTTGTTTGGGAAATCCTGGTTATGGCGGATGGGCCGCGGTGAGCAAGGATTTTGAAATTTCTGGTGCTCACGAGGGGACAACGAACAACGTCATGGAGCTTACCGCTATCTTAAGGGCACTTGAGAAATGCAGAGAAATTGGTGCGGTGGACGTTCGGATATGGACGGATAGTTTTTACTGTAAAAACGGCATCACGACATGGATTCACGGTTGGAAAAGAAACCACTGGGTCACCTCGAATGGGCAGCCCGTGAAAAACAGAGAGCTCTGGGAGAGTATAGATGCCGCCGCCCGTGTTTTTCGTTCAGTGGAATGGAACTGGGTCAAGGCGCACAACGGGCACCCACAGAACGAAGCCGTCGACGCCCTCGCGCGAGCTCGGGCGACTGAACTGAAAAACTCTTCTGCGCGTAAAATATGAGTTCCGAAGATTCCGTCATCGGTGCCTCTTGTGCAGCGGGGTGGTGCACACAGCAGGAGGAACTCCTGAGGCACTGGGCTGAGAAAGCCGCGGGCTATAGATGGCTCCATAACTGGTCGCGTCTCCACTACAAGAGGCAGAACGACATCATGAGTTACCCGAGCATCGTCATCTCGTCAATCACCGGTGTAGGCGGCTTCGCTGTCCTATCTCCCGATAACAACAACAAGGACGACGACACGAAGACTAGAATAATGTACGTGCAATACTTCTTTGCATTTTTAAACGTCATAGGTGGTATTTTAACGAGCATATCAAAGTTTTCACAGAGTAGTTATCTCGCTGAGCGGCACTCTGTCATGGCGAACGCGTACAGCAAATTCTATCGCAACATAGACATGGAGCTCAGCATAGAACGCGAAAACCGACCACCCATGCTTGAATACGTCGTCAAGATGCGCAAAGACTACGACCGCTTACTCGACGACGCCCCAGACATACCTGCCGTCGCGATCGCTGCATTTAACGAACACTTCAAAGATGCACGCGCGAACATGAGTGTCCCGGATGTGTGTAACGGACTGAGTATTCTGTCGACGCAGAGCGGCGGGCGCGAGCGCGCGAGAAGGAATTGGGTCATTCTCGGAAAGCTTTTTAAGAAATCGACATCGAACGCGGGACCCGATAATAATGTGTAATAGATGTATAAGATGTCTTCCTTGATACTGCCGAGTGTGCTCACCACCGTAGGTGCGTTGGGACTGGTCACGCACGAGGGCTTTAACTACAACGCGCGCGTGGACGCATTCATAAAGTCACCGTTCGTCATAAGCCTTATGGGCCTAATCATGACGCGCACGTCCCTCGTGACGGAGTCTCCGTCGCGACTCAAATCGTTTCTCGGTACTCGGTTTGCCAGGACACTCCTCCTCCTCGTCGTGAGCTTCATCGCGACGGGTGACTTCGAGAACACGATGTTCCTGTCGGTTCTGTTCCTCGGTGTCGTCCAGCTCATCAGGACAGAGGAGGAGCGTGAAAAACACCCCTACATATTATAACCGAGACATGAGATACGGTAGCGTCGCTCGACGTAACTTTAAGATCCGCAAGGGTCTGTTCAAGACCGGTCTCGTGCAGGACCATCACGTTATCCCTAGACAGTTCAAGGAACACCCGATCGTTCGGAAAACGGGATTTGACGTGAATGCGTCGGAAAATATCATCATGATGCCAACTCCTGTCGGAAAACTCGTCATGCGCGTTCGGGTTGATCGTCTGACGCATGGGTACGGACACCGGGAATATAATGCTTACGTCAAGCGTATGTTAGACTGTATTGTTACAAAAGACGAGCTCACCCAATTCAGGGACCATCTCAAGCGATGCATCCGCTTTTACCCGCATCACGTACCATGGTGACCACTCGTCGATGGTCGATGCGGGCGAAAAGTTGTCGCGCTCTACGATAAAACCTATCGTTCGGGTCGAGCCACGGCTCGATGTTATTCTTTATCATGGACGCATGGCCGCTCGACGCACGGAGCTTCCCCTTGAGCGGCTCACCGCATTTGATACACTTCCTTTCCGCCGTGTTCATGATTGCATGTACACACGACAGACACATCGCATGCATGCAGTCTGTGTGGTGTGGGTCGACCAAGTAGTCGCGACACACCCCACAGTGGAGATTCGCGCATCCCGCGACTCGCTTCTCGTTCGCTCGACGGACCTTCGTGAATATGTATACGAAAGGGTTGCGTTCGCCGTCGACGATCGGGTCCCCTCCGAACCGGACGATGTCACCTTCGTTGAGGTTGAGGATCGTCAACTGTTTTGGAAAGTCGCCGGAAGACGAGGTGTGTACTTCGCGTGGGTGCGCGGACTCGGTGTTTCTCACGAAAATCTGACACGGACTGTCCGCGTGTACGTGTATTTTCGCCCCCATGGGCGTCCTCGTGATCGCAAAAACGTTCAGCGTCGCGTCGAAGATGCGCCGCCCCCGGGTCGTCCGTGCTCGGATAAGGTACGTCTTTTCTTTCCGGTTGATCACGCGCATTATATCTGGGACGATTGCGCGCTCACTCGAGCACGCGACGTGCGCGGTCGGTCCGTAAGGTACTTTCTCTAGTGCTTTCTCCAAGCGGACGAGCGCATACGCGCTCGCGGTTCCGTTCGACGGTATCGGCTTGGGTGACGCCATGCATGCCGTCGAATAATGGGGATCGAATTTAAATACCATCTAAATGATGTTAAAATTACAAATCTATTCTCGTAAACAGTTTCTTCCACACGAACGCGTCCGCCGCGTTCGAGCAAATAACGGTCGCGTCGCCGAAGTACGCGGTCAAGACACCGATCGGTGCACTTCGCGTAAGTTCCACGACTGCGAAAAGCTGTCCCGTCATGGCACCGTGGGACGGGTCGTATACGGCGATATCCACGACATCGACGGGTGTGAAGCCTGAGGACGTGTCGTACCCGATAGTTCTTCCTATCATGCTTCTAGCGAGTGGGATATCGTCGGCGTATATCGGAACGGTGAAAAACCTGGATCGAGGTTGATTCCTGGTCTTTTCGTTCACTCGGGTCGCCCTGCACACGTGTGCCCCTCTCGCTTGCGCCCGACTGGTTGCGCGCATGGTGAGCTTTTTGTGAGGAAGACGCTCAGCGTCTTTCCGTCTTTTCTTCGCACTTTCACCCTTTTTCGGATTTGGCATTTCTTGCACCTATGATAATGTGTTTCGAATGTTGTCTTTTTCTTGATTCCGTACTTATTCCAGTGGTGACAACACTCGTTTCGTACCCCGTGTTCCTCGCGCGCTCGTGCGCATCGGAAACCCAACGTCGGGAACGCGTTCGCGATATCAACGCAACTCGGTCGACCCACGCATGTGCACTCTATCACGTGGGGAAAAGAGTAGAAAACGTCTTCCATGCGTGCGTCGGGTTATGTATCCATTACATCGTCTTCTTCATCGAAATCATCCTCTAGGGGTTCTTCAACCACATCCTCATTGGTATCTACATCAAATCCGTCATCTTCGTGATCGCTAGTATCTTCTTCATCCGAATTGCATTCGGACGCGTCGCTTTCTGGTTCTGTTTCAACCGTCGGTGTTTTCTTCGCCTTCTTTGTCCGCTGCGGCTGTGCGACGAACGCATTGACGAACGGGGTAGAACAGAGTCTCTTCGCGCGCTCTCTCCCTTTCACGAGTCTTTCTAGGAACGCTTCCGAGTAACCAAGGGATTTGTATGCCGCGACGATAGATCGGATGGGTGGCATTTTCCCCTTGGAGTAGTATCTTTCATGTAAGTCCAATAAACTCGCGTTCAGTTTAACTCGTACCCTGTTCTTCGTGTATTTCAGCTGCAAGTACACGCGATCGATGTCCCTCGACACCTCTTTTACACGGACCGCCGCACTGTCTTCGCGCGCACGACCCTCGACCTCTATCTCCACTGCGCGCCCTTGATCTCCTTCGTAAAACGTGGGTGGTGGTTCGATGAGGTACTTCACCAACCCTCCGGCATCTTCAATCTCTCTCCTGGTATTCATGGTTCTGTATTATTTTCATCTCTACTCTCTAGACCTTGGAGGAAATGGTCCAATTCCGCTCTAATGATATGTCCTGCGGATTCGTGAATGCTGAATGGACCCCATATCTCTATTTTCATTCGGTCAAAGTCAAACCACAGATAATCGAGAGATAAACGCCGAGTCAGCCAGTAAAATCTTCGCCCGCTCTTACCCATGAAGGCGAACACATGTTTCTGATCGACATCCTGAACGTCAATCTCGGAATAGTGTGCACTCGGTGGATCGTACATACTTGGTCTCCGTGCATTTCTCTAAATAAAATCAACATTTCCAATTTCTATTACAATTTAAACACGATACAAACGTCGTCATTGGTTCGTCGGCGCTTCTCGTCTGCAGCTGGTAGTACGTCGTCTTCCTGCTCTTGCATTTTGAACACGTGAAAAACCCCTCTTGATTCCTATTTTCCCTGTTGAACCACTCTTTTCTCATCTCGTTGTGAATGTGTGCATCCCTCGCTTTCGCCATCGCGCCTCCCGGTACTGCCTCCCATGGTTTCATACTAATGGCTTCCACGGACTTTACTTTCTTGTCTGCGAGTTTGTTCGCGAACGATTCGCATCTCCTGATGTTCGCCTGTAGCTCCAGGAACTTGTGCCTATAGACCTCGACGAATTTCCTGTTATCCCACGCCGCTTCTTCGTGGTTCTGCATGGCATTTACTGCGTGGTTGTTGATGCTTCTTTCTAGATTAATCACTGTTGCGTCTTCGGTGGGTAAGTTCAGTAACTCAGAGAGCCGTTCGACAACGAATGTTCGAGTGTTTTGTTTGGTACTCATGTTTTCTTATGCTTCTTACGTCGTCTGTCTCTAAACGTGTCTGTCATCCAGTAATAATGTCCATTTACATTAAATGGCAAGGGCTGTGATTATACATACTACACGCGATTCGATCGAAGAGATAGAGCTCGACATTTCACCTGAAAAAAACGAGGTGGTTCGCGCGGTCCAGGGACTACCGACTTTCATCGGCCAGTGGTCAGAGATAGATGTCGTCTTGGTGAAGAGTCACGGTGCACTTGTTCGAAACGAAAACGTACTTCCAAAACCCTTCGATGGTGAAATCGTTTTTGGGGCGGTGCTCTTAGTGCGCATGGACGCAAACTCTGAGCACTGTGATTTCACACTCGACGAGTATTTATCATTTAGGGACGAACGCGTCCCGGTTTAAGACGGCGTTGGCGTACTTCATCGCGAGTTGGAAGTGAACGTAGGCAAAATCGAGCATCGTCGTCATCGTGCATCCCATCGGGTTATCATTGACAACCGAGTCCAGATTGACTCTCTTGCCATTCGTCGCCTTGGCCATGGCCTCGCCGATAGCCTTGAGCCACTTCACATGTGATTCTTCACGTGGATTGAATTCTTTCACGAAATCGCTCATTGGTTGCTAAGAGTGAAGCTGTTTATTTCTCTAGGATAAAAACGCGTTTAGAAAAAATGGTATATGTATAACAAACGAAATGGCATGTCGTTTCATTTCATTTACCTGACTTTATCAAAACCCAGGCAGTTCCTCACCATGGTAGATCGAGATGGTAAGCCCAGGTTCATGACGTTCAAGGAAGAACACTCGGCGGTTTCGGCCATGCGCTACCTGGCAAATTTCAAGAGTAAACATGGAAAATGGCCGACCATGGACATGTCGGCCACGAACCTTACGCGTATAAACCGTGATGAAAGGGTGCGACAGGACTTCGGGGTGTCGATGTCCCTGATGGGTATTGAGAGTTGTGACGAAGACGCGCTTCGAGGAATGGCGATGAGGTGTAACACGTCCTTTTTGTGGGTACATAATTTTGAGGTTTTGCCCCCAAAATTTGGAGGTACCGTTGAACAAATAGCTTTTAAAGGTAGTGAAATCGACGCTATCATAGACAACGAACTTTATGTACAGAATTTAGAGACGCTCGTGTTGTAAGAATAAAATGACAACTATCGTCAGAGCGAACTGTCGGATGCCGAATGGAATGACTCGCGCTCAGCAAAGAGCTCTCGACGCCGCTGCTTCATGGTACCTGAAGTGTGGCACGGACATCATCACGTCCATCCAGAAACTACAGCGTGTCGAAAGCTTGTTTGCGGAGAGAAACATTTCAAACCGTGGGAGCGACTTGCACATGGACGAGATACGCGACGAGATACGCCGCGTTCAGAGACTACTGGATGGCATCATGGAACGCCTGTAGTAAGAGAAATTTCGGCGTTAATATCAGGATGTCGCTGTGGGATGCGTTGCCAATTGAAATCCAGGAAATCATACTCGCAAAGAGTATCGATTTGACCAGAGAAGAGTATCTGAATGCCGAGGGAAAGAAGCATGAGAAGCGAAAGCGTAAGCAAGGGCGCGGTCTCGTAACTTCTGACATGATTCGATACGCTTTACGTAGTACCACGGATCCGTACGAAATCCTCACGTGGGCTTTTCCACTGGAAATGCTCGAACTCCAGATGTACGTTGACCCCCCGGTAGAGCTTGAGGTTGTGGATTTTGACTATAATGCGTACTTCACGACCTGGCTTAGAAGGTGCTGTGATTACCTGGACGACCCTTCTAACGTGAACGAGTGGGTCGTGCCGTCGTCCGATCAGTGGTTGTCGATGTTCACGAGACTCAACGACTTCAAGCGCAAATTTTCCCATCTCGACATACTTTCTGAATATTTCCAGGATCGGAACGGTATATTTTTCTGGCTGGAGGTTCAGAAAGATGAAGATACGCGTCTGTCAAGAGAGAAGAGGCGCTCTCTTCAATCCCTGGGTGTTAGATTGAGTAGATTCAAACCCGTGTAAAATTTAGTTATTGTATTGTATAGTAGTAGATGAAATCCGTGACGTTCACGGAAGAAGTAGCGAGTGCTGATATTACACAGAGTACTAGACGGCCCGCGATTTCGAAGCGAGACGCAAGCATGATGATGGCATACATTAAGGAGCTTAAATCCAAAATACGCAGCCTTCGACGCGAAAACGCTCTCCTCAGAAGCACTATTCGAGCCCCATGAGTGCGTTCGACTGCGCTGGGATCACTACTCACACCCTTGGATCGTCGTTTCTCGAAATGTAGCGTGTGTTTTTTGATTCGACCGAGAATGAAAAAACACATTTAGGAAAATGGGTAGACATAGCTATATAGAATGTCCGCGAGATCGTGCCAGCCCGGCGCGTGTCTGTTGGTTCACAAGAATGATGACCGCGCTCGTATACCTGTCCGTGGTAGTGACGGCGCTGCTGGATACGATGTTAGCTGCCTGTATGATTTTACTATCGAGCCTGGTTCGCGCGCTCTCGTCGATACGGGTATCTCAATCGAACTACCTGCGGGAACGTATGGGAGACTCGCCCCGAGAAGCGGACTCGCCGTGCGTCACGGGATCCACGTCGGGGCAGGCGTCATCGACGCCGACTACAGGGGCGAGATCAAGGTTTTGCTTTTCAATCAAGGGTCCGAAACTTTTCGGGCGACGGCGGGTGACCGAGTTGCGCAACTCATCTTAGAAAGCATACGCGTTCTCCCCGTGAAAGAATGTACTGAGCAGGCCTTGGCGAAGACTGAGCGCGGGGCATCCGGATTCGGGTCCACGGGGTGACCTACTCGATCCTTTTCCAGTTAACGAAAAGGTGGCGCCCCGAAACACCGTCGTGGCACCCGTTCGTCGCATGCGTCGTGCCGTCGGGGTCCAAATCAAACGAACCGCCTGTATTGTTGTCATAAGTATACTCTACAGTTCCCATCACGCCCCGCGTTTTAACACATTTCCAAGGAACTTGTCCCATGTACTTGAAACCATTAGAGTCCGTCTGTTTGGCCGACGTCGTGATTCCCGCCGCGCTCAGCGATTTTGTTGCGTCGTCTAACGCCACGCGTCTTATCCGATCGGTGCACTCACAATCACCGAACACTTCGATTGACATCATGCCCTCTCGTCTACGGCGCTGAACGAAAATGTACACAAGGAAAACGATGACACCGGTGACGATTGGCTTCACCATTACATTACGCTTCGATATTTTCTTCCTCGTCGTCCACTGGGTCCGTGTCGTCTACGGCTGCGAGTCCGTCGGTGTCTTCTTCGGCGTCGACATCGATATCGACTGCGACCGTATCATCTTCTTCGGCTTCGGGTAACAGCTCCTCGGCATCTTCGTCTTCGTCGGCTACGTCAAGACACGACGCAGGTGAGAGGACTCCATCGGCGCACAGAGTGGCACCGGTCACCTCAAACCCATCGTTGCATGTCGGTTGGCACGATGAACCAGACTGGAGCTGATCGGTACAATCGCCCACGCGCCCGTTGACGGGCGGCGCGGACGCGTCACACGTCGCACCCGGTGCTTTTCCGTGGACCATGTTCCATAGTCCCATCATACCATCGTTTTCGTAATCTTCCGGGGCTTCCCACGCGTCGAGAACATGCATTGATGACGTAAACGCGGGGTCATTTTTAACGGCGTTATACATGCTTTTCTTTTCAGCGGCTTGCTTGCAAATGTCTTCGCGTGCATAGGTCGCGTCGATACCCGCGGTCGAGATTACGGATTCCGCGAGGGCGTTGTTTTTATCCGATTCGTACCGGAACGCTCGAAGGTCGTCCATGGTGGTCTCACACCACGTGAACATCGGAATCTTTTGATTGAGTTCTTTGATTTGATCGTTTACGCGTTCCTGATTACCGTCGGAGTAGTACTCGTCCGCTCTATTCTCATTGACGACGTCCTGCTTTTTCTGAATGGCGACCTTCTCCGCGGCTACGAAATTCTCTGTCGCCTCGCGCAACCTATCAATCTTGAACCTCTTCTTGAAATACGACTTCGTGCCTGGGATAAATCCAGCGACGTAAGCGCTGCCTGCTGATGACGAGCAACTGCAGGCGCAACACGCCAGTAGCACGGCTATTCCGGACATGCCCATATTTATTATGTTAAAGCAACATAATAAATCTGCCGAGATCCTTTTACTACCTTATTTCAATCTAGTTTCCGTATGCCACGCCAGCAAGGCCGTTTTTGATGCGAAGAATGTTCCAGTTCACCGCGTACAATCTCTGAATGCTCGAGTTACCCGCGCCGGACGTCGGGTTTTGGAGGACAATCTTAGCCGTGTCGACTCGGCTCATGTTGAGTGAACCGCTCGGTTGCGACTTGTCCAAGTTCAGTGCCGCCGGCCACGTGTATACTGGAACACCGTCGAGCGCCGCGGTCGGCAGCCCACTCGTGTGCTTTTCCGCGACGACCGTGTGGTGGTACACTTTTGACATGTTCTCAAACAGAGGGATGCCGTTGACGTACATCGTCGCGGAGTCGAAACTCCACTCGCTGCTCCAAAGCAAACCGTTCGATTCACCTGAGCAGATATGGAAGGCCATGCATGGGTGGTTGAAGTAAGTGAGATCGTACTCTCGATCCGTCTTTTCGGCGGGTTGGTGCTGGACCTGGGTGATAAGCATTTCGTGCTCGGTCTTAGCGAAGAACTCGCGTTCATCGACGTCGAGGTAAACAAAGTTTGCATACACCTTCGGGGTGACACCCGTGCCCACATTGAGACCGGGGCGACACTTGACTCGGATTTCGACATCCGAGTATTGCATCGCGATGAGTGGCAAACACTTTGTCCATTCCTTGCTGAAGAAGAACGGGATGATGTAGTGATCGGCGTTGTTATTCGTGCCCTTGGCGTTCTCGAGGACATCGTTCGTCGTGACCGCGCACGTACTGTCGGCGCCTCTGTAGAGGACGTTGTTCACGCCTTGGACGAAGAGAGAATCCATTTCGACCACCTTTTGCCCGCCAATCCAAAGGCTGAATTCTGTCGGGTTTGCGTCGCGTGAGTGCAAGCCCTTGGTGTTTGCGCGAGCCGAACCAACTTCTGGGTACTCGATCCACACGTAGCTGAGAAGGTCACCCTTGGTTCGAATCGGGATCGTGACCTCCTGGTTCGCATCAAACTTCCCGATGAAGTCGAGACGCTCTGGCTTGATGGAAAAGTTCGTGTATCTCTTATAATTTTGCCTCCAAAACGAAATCTCGGGCGATGCATTTAGGTGGCGATCTTGCTCACCTCTTGAAACCAGTTCAACCAATCCTGACATTTCGTCTATATATCTAATATCAATATAAAAAAATGGAACGATACCTCACAAAACGACATGGTAGTTTTCCAAGCGCTCACCTGGGAGGCTCGCGACGACGCGCGGATCGTCGACGGTGATAGCGACGCTCATCACCTGGTGTCTATATTCGGAAAGACGGCCGATGGCGAGTCCGTGTGCGTCACGACGGCGGTGCTGCCCTATTTTTTCGTCCGACTTGGGCAGTCAGACATGAACGTGGGTCGTCAGATCTACGCTGCAATTGACGATGCATGTCCTGGTGCCCTAGTGGGCTGTTCTATCACGCGGGCGAAGGATATATGGGGATTCACGAATAACGAGGAACAAAACTTTTTACGCCTCGACTTTATCAATTTGGCCATGCGCAGACGTGCGAATTGGCTCCTGAAGAAACCGATAGCGCTCTCGCGTGGTACGAAGAAACTTTGCGTCTACGAGTCAAACATCGATCCCGTGCTTAGATTGATGCACGAAACCGGCATACAGAGCACGGGATGGCTCGACACGTGTAAGTCGTGCGTGAAGAACAATATCGCACACGTCGATATCGACCTGTTCTGCAAGGACTGGACGAAATTAAAACCCGTCGCGAGAGATGACATCGCCCCGTTCGTCGTTTGTTCATTTGATATCGAGACGAATTCATCGACGGGTAAATTTCCGGACGCAACGATCCCGGGCGACGCGTGTTTTCAAATAGGTGCGTCGCTCTGTCGCTTCGGTGAAGACGAACCGTACGACAAGGTCTGTTTCTGTTATAAACAGACAGACCCTAACCTTTCGGACGGCACGCGCATTCTCAGCTATGATACCGAGAAAGACATGCTGTTGGCGTGGACGGAGTACGTCCGGACGAGTTCCGTGGACGTGCTCACTGGCTGGAACATTTTTGGTTTTGACTTGGAGTACTTATACCGACGCGCGCAGTACAGAAGATGTCTATGGGACGCCATGCAGCTAGGGCGCTTCAAAAACCATCAGTGCCTGATGACTGAGAAGAAACTGAGTTCGTCTGCGCTCGGGGACAACACGCTGAAACTCATCCCTATGCCTGGGCGCTTTGTGTTTGATCTTTTCGGGGAGGTCAAGAAAGGGTACAAACTCGATTCATACAAACTGGATAACGTGTCCAAACTCTACCTCGGGGACCAGAAGATTGACATGCCGCCGAAAGAGATGTTCAAACGGTTTCAGGAAGGGGACCCGGTCAAACTAAGGGAAGTTGCTGAATACTGCGTGAAGGATACCCTTCTTCCACATCGTCTACTTAAGAAGCTGTGTACGCTCCTGAACCTTCTTGAGATGGCAAAAGCTACCTGGGTACCCCTTTGTTTCCTCGTAGAACGTGGACAGCAAATCAAAGTCTTCTCGCAGCTCACAAAGAAGGCCATGGAATCCGGTTTCAGGGTACCTGCACTCGAGTACGGAAGTCAACCGGAGCAGGGCTACGAGGGTGCTACGGTGCTCGAGGCACAGAAGGGTGCGTATTACACGCCGATAACCGCTCTTGATTTCGCGTCTTTGTACCCGAGCATCATGATGGCGCATAATTTGTGCTACAGTACTCTCGTCATGGACCCAAAATATGCCAACATTCCGGGCGTGGAGTACGAGCAGTTCGGTGAACACCGATTCGCACAGAACGTTCCCAGCGTTCTCCCCGAGATTCTCAATGACCTGAAATCTTTCAGGAAACAGGCTAAAAAAGACATGGCGAACGCGACGTCTGCGTCCATGAAGGAGGTATATAACGGTAAACAGTTAGCTTACAAAATCTCCATGAACAGCATGTATGGTTTCACCGGTGCATCGAAAGGTATACTCCCACTTATGGAAATCGCATCGACGACGACGCGAAAGGGTCGTTCCATGATTGAAGAGACGAAAAATTACGTCGAGGCAAATTTTCCCGGTGCAAAGGTTCGCTACGGAGGTGAGTTTACACGTTTGAACATCGGCGCGGCTTGAACTAACTAGCTAGCTTATTACAGATACCGATAGCGTCATGGTAGAATTCGACGTACAGGGTCGCACCGGACAGGAGGCGATCGATTACAGCTGGGAACTCGGTGAGCGCGCGGCGGCTGAGTGCACGGCTCTTTTCAAGAAACCGAACGATTTGGAGCTCGAAAAGGTGTACATGCCGTATTTCCTGTATTCGAAGAAGCGATATGCTGCGAAGCTCTGGGAGATGGGTAAATCCGGAAAGGTTGAATTCAAGTACATCGACGTGAAGGGACTCTCTCTCGTGCGTCGAGACAATACCAAACACGTCCGAGGGGTCCTAAAAGAACTGCTCGACGTCATTCTCGAGTCCAAAGACACGGATACCCCGATCAAGCTCGCGCGACAACGCGCCATCGAGTTATTGACCGGTGACGTGCCGAACGAAGACTTGATTCTGAGCGCGCAGCTCGGTGACAGTTATAAGAACCCAAATCTCGCCCACGTGAAATGCCGCGACAGAATGCGTGAGCGCAAGCCTGGATCGGAGCCACAGTCTGGCGATCGCGTGCCTTACATTCTCATCAACACCGGTGATCCGAGGGCGAAGGCGTATGAAAAATCCGAGGACCCCGTGTACGTGAAAGAAAACGGCATAAGCGTCGATTACCACTACTACTTCCTGAACAAGTTTCTTCGACCCGTGTGTGATCTACTCGAGCCCCTCGTGGATTCTCCTAAACAGGAGATATTCGGTGAGATCATCGAGGCTCATAAACCACCGAAAAAAACAAAGAAAAAGTCAAGCGATCCCCCGAAAGGTCAACAAAGGATCGATGACGTATTTAGAGCTTTCGCCAATATGAATAAAAATGCCGAGCAGTGAATCTCTAAAAGCGAGCATATCAGAAATCGTAGAAGAATATGCAAAAGTTAGATTGCAGGAGTGCCTCACGCAAATACTAAACGCGCTGCCAAAAATGGGATACCACCACTCGTCCGAACTGGGAGAGTTCATAAGGGACATGGCGAAAGGTGAGTGCGTCGAGTTGACCCCGATGTGCATTGGGAAGAATAAAAAAGGCAAGCGGTGCTGCAATCTAGCGCACAAAGATACAGGGTTTTGTCGACTACACATATCGCAACATCCACGGTTTGATGCACTCACCAGCCCCCAGTCGACCACGGTGGACGTCCCCGTGTACGACGAAGACGAGGACGAGCTTAGAGAATTGAACGTTTGTAACACTAGATAAATGAAATGAGTAGAAACGATTTACTTCGCAAATCGATCGATGAATTTTATTCCACGAGAGAGCACGGAGACGTCTTGATTGATATACTAGAGAAGCGCGGTGACTCTGGTATATCACTCAGAAACATCGAGTGGTTCATCACGAATTACAGCAAGAAGAACCACACATCGTACATGAGCAAAGATGGTAAAATATTTACAGTGCACACATCGTACAAGTCCTCGCTCGACGGTTACAGCAAACGCTTGTTTGACCCGTTCTGTCGCGCGTCGAAGATAACTTACGACGTGCCGAATTCGGGTCACAGCGTGAAGACGACGCTCGCACAGCTCAACTTTTTGAAGTGGTGCATCGCGAAAGGCATTATCGATTTCATGCGCGAGAACAAACATTTATTCAAGCGAGTCAACTGACGCATCCCTGATTTTACCGTCTTCTATCACAAAAGTTTGGTAGCCAGTGTAATACATGTGCATCGTGTAAGAATTCTGAGCCGCGTCTGATAGTGTGACCTCAATGTTCGTCCGGTCACTCTTGAGCATCGTAAAATCGAGTGCCCCGGATGGGTTCACGGATTTCGGGGCGATCGCAAACGCGTACGTGTAAATGTTTCGTATCGGCCTAGACAGGCGCCGCTGGTAAGGGATGAGGTACTTGTAAAATGAATGAGACGCACTTGTGATGTTTGGTATGGGATTCCCGTTGATGTGAAAACGCGCCGAGCTTAAGACGGGTGAGAAAAACGTGTTTAGTTCATCAAAGTCGGTATCCCTGCTGAAATTGAAACGATTGTGTACGTACAGCTCGCCATCTTCAGTCTCACCGGGTTCGCCAATGATTGAATCGTTCTCGAATCGCTTGTCCCTGAAAAACCAGTGAAAGCATTTCACGGGGATGTTTGGGACCAAATCCAGTTTCAGCGTTCGCTCAGAGTTTGCCTCGATGTCTAGCTCGGGGTGTTTTTTCGCGACGTCGGTGACGAGCAACTGTTTCTTTCGAAGGAGATAAAGTCTCTCTTCGGGTCGAACTGTGATTTCTTCCGTGACGACGTCGAAAGATGAGAGTGCCAGTTGCGTGGACGTGTTCGCGAAGAACTCCTGTCTGTGTACCTCAAACTCCACGATGAGTTTCTGCTTGTACATGGCGCATGTCGGTAGGTACGGTCGTTTAACTTCGTTTGTGTCGTACTCGTCCGATACGTACTTTCGACTAAAGAAGAAATGCAGCGGGATCATGAGATCCGCCTTGTAATTCGCGTCGGAAGGGTTTGTTTCCGATGCATCGAATGCGAGTGTGCGGTTGACCAAAAATCGGTTCGCTACTTTCTCGGAGGTCTCCAGGTACAGCTCATCCCAGATAACTCCCCAATCGTCGTAAAACGTCTCGAGCTCGGTCTCGTCTGCCGAAATCCTGACGCTTTTAAAGATGTGTCGACCAACCTGATCGGCATAGTTCGCCCCATCTTCAAGCGCGGGTAACTGCATGTGGACCCACATGTTGCTGAGTAGGTCTCCCATGTTTCGCGTGTCGAACGTGACCTTGATGGATCTCTGACCGAAAGGCCACCCTGGCGTCTGGTCTCGAGGTTTGACGTTCGTGACCCTGTGAAACTTTCGAAACTCGCTGTGCTGCGGCGCGACCCTCGGGAAAAAATCAGATTGTGTCGGGTACTTCGAAAGTAGTCCGGGCTCTTGTGCACCGATGGCACTGAGTGAAATTCGAGCAGCTTCACCGCTCATCTACCATGGTACCTGATATTTTTTGACGCGTATACGCACGGGTCTTTCTGTACGGATGAACGCGAGCGCCGCTCCTAGCACGCGTCGGACGATGCGCGAGTTGACGTAAACAGTCGACGAATCCAGGAACGCTCTGGAGTTTTCTCTGTGGTCGTCCAGGATGCGTTTCATGGATAAGATTTTAGAAAAACTAGGGCGAATGTCGGATGCATCGATTTCGAAACGTACGCGCGAACCCGATGTATACGCCACACGCCACGCGCGTCTAAAGTACCGGTCGAGGTCGTCCGTGGTCGTCTCATCGTGAATGTGTATCCTGATTGACTGCATTCTTATATGACAACACTAAAAAACTCATCTAGTATCGCGGCGTAATACCGAAAGCAACTAATCCCGACAAAGCGGGGCAATTCGCAAAACGACAAAAGTGTACAGAAGACTTACATACAAAAGAAGCGATGTATCAAGTCTGTTTATAGAATAATAGGTGGCGGTTAATGTCCAAATCTTGATGCCCCCGTGCGCGAAGCACGCGAGCGCGTATCCCATCGACCGTGGAACGATGCCTGCTTGGAGTTCGCACTGAAACAGGAAAATTGCCGTCCTGATTATGCACCCGAGTTTACACGCTTGTTTTATCAGTTCCGCCGTGTCGATGGCTGTGTCTTCTTCATCTAACGAATTCGAGGCCATGTACACGAATTCACACGTCATGTGCGCTACTAGCCAGGTCATAGAGTGTCTCGTCGATTCTTTATAAAGACCGAGGCGCCCCCTGCTTTCTCCGCTCTTCACAAAATCGAACATGATACGCACTGGGTCGAACAAGTACATCGGCAAAAGATACGCGGCGTGTGCGATCAGAGACGGTGTCCAACGCGGGAATTGAAATCCCGAGCTTTCGTAGCTTATCCGATCCATGTCGATGAATGTCAACATGATCACGGTCACGCTCATAATTTTGCAATTCATTGCGTCTTCGTTCGATAGAGATCCAGTCTGAGCGGCGGCGAGTACCGCGTGGTAAATCGAACTGACGATTTGCACAACAAATACCACGCCGTGAGCTCTCCCAGATTGTACCAAATACAGGTGGTATATGATATTCCAGCCCATAGTGTCCATGTTGTAGTAGCTGATGACCACTGAATACATAGAACCCGATCCCGACCCAAAAAAATGATCGCTCGACGAAAGACCCCACGTCGGTGTTGCGAACCACGCTAACACGCTGTACGTGATGTAGGCGACCGAGCTCGGCGCCATGGCCGTGGCGGCGCCGTGCGTTGGCGACGAAAACACCGATCCCAAGATGATCCCCGCGCATGTCGCTGCCAAGTTGTACGTCAAGGCTGTCGCGCGTTCGCAGTCCACGTCGAACGTTTTGCGGACCACCCACGTGAACGCTGTCGCTAGCGCCACTGTGAGTAGGTAAGTCAAACACGTGGTCGGCGAGGGTGGCGTAACCTGCGTGACCGCGAGTAGGACGGGTATCACCACGAGCAACGGCGAACGGCACGGCCCGTGATCCCGAACACCGCCGTTCTGTGAGTCCTGGGGCAAACTGCGCGTCGTGCGCTTCGGGTGAATAGCGTGCTCGGACTCACCCACCGTCGTCTCCGAACTGCTCGACGTCTCCGACAAAAACGTCGATGCGGTGTCGTCGTTGCCTGTGGAGGTACGTGCGGTGACCCTGCGCCTGGTCCGCATGCCTCTGCGTCCGCGCGTACGGCACTGCGGTTCGCGGTGGTGCTGCGGTCCGCGGCGCGTCGCGGAGTGGAGTGACGTGTGGTGACACACGACGCTGTCGACCACGACTCGATCTATGGCTTGTATACTTATGAGTAAACAATGAGACACTCAATTAATTCCCCCGTGTTTTGATTGTTTTTATTATCGTATCACGGTGAAATTTCTTTACAAATGTACCCCTGCTAAATCGGCGGTCCATAACTCCTCGATCGACGCGTGCGTCAAATCGTCTAGGTTTTCTTTACACGTGGCGACTTCCTCCATGAAATCTTGAATGGCATCTTGCGTATACTGATGTGTCTTTATGTCCAGTAGATATGAATAATCTCCATTTATAGATGCGAACGAATCCGAGATTTCGCGTATCAACTCTTGACGTTTGCGCCGAAAAACGACGAGTCGCCCCGACACGACGTCCGATATGAATCGCGCCTTGTTTTCATTGAGCGTCGCGCGGGCGTGGAGCTCACCGAGCATGTATGCCTTGCGTCGTTGGTAACACTCGACACGTACGTCGGCGAAATCCTTGATGATTTCGAGAGGTGACGCGTACTTCTTGATTCCGTGCACCGGGTGAAGCAAGTGCATGTTGCTCACGCGAATCGTTTTGCGAAGCTTGAGATCGACCATGGGATCGGATCCCTTGTAACCGTGGATTGTGAAGTGCACGCGCTCCGTCGTCGAGTTATTTTCATAGCTCGAAATCACCTTGGTCTCCACGAGCCCGTCCAGGAATTCTTTATGGTCCTGTGTCCAGCGACCCGGCGGGAGCTCGCTTATGACACCGTTCTGAAAAACGCCTTCCGTGACCCACGCGCCGTCTTGTTCGAACACGCGACCCGTGAAGCCTTCGAAGTGCGGGCGCATTTCCGACATCGGCTCCCCGCGCATGTACCTGCGTACGTTTTCTATCACGTCCGATGCTTTAAACGGCGGTACGTAGGTCGAAAAACCCGTGCCTATGCCCTCGGTCCCGTTTACCAACACCATCGGTATAACGGGCACGAAGAAGTCCGGCTCGATCGGAACACCGTCGTCTTCCAGGTACCTCAGGACTTTGTCGTCGTGTTTGTCAAAAACTTTTCGCGCGATTGGGTCGAGTCTCGTGAATATGTACCTCGTCGCCGACGCGTCCTTACCGCCGAGTAACCTTGTTCCAAACTGACCCACCGGTACGAGCAAAGCCATGTTATTGGAGCCAACGAAGTTGTTTGCGAGTCTGACGATCGTGTCGGCCAACGAAACTTCACCGTGGTGGTACGACGTCTTCTCCGAAACGTACGCCGCGAGCTGGGCGACTTTCATCTCGCCGGTCAGGTTTCTCTGAAAGCACGCATGCATGACTTTGCGCTGAGAAGGCTTGAACCCATCCACGACGGACGCGATGGACCTGCGTATATCGGCGAGCGAAAAGTTCACTAAATCTCGAGTGATGAAGTCCGTGATCGTGAGGCTTTGAATTTCACCGTACGCCACTTCGAGGTTGGCGGATCCGGTGCTCTGCAAAAGCCAGCGCTTTCGATCATCCGCTTTCGTTTTGTCGAATGCGAGAACGATCGAATCGTCCGCGTGTTCGTCCGCGTCGAACCGCACGGTCAATTTATCAATCGCCCGAAAGTACTCGCGCGCCTCGGCCGATGTTGACGTACCCAGGCCCTTGTAATATTTGATCTTCCAGCCGGTGACTGGTTCGTTTTGTGAGTACCAATTCCTGAACGCGCGATCCGTGTAGAATTCGAGGCTCTTATTACCGCGACATGCCTTGATGACGGGTGTGACGAGCGACACCATGAAACCTATTTTCAAAAGACTTGGCCAAAATGCGTGTATCATGTTAAGAACGAGTCCCTTGATGTGGCTTCCGTCTGCATCCGCGTCTGTCATGATCATGAGACGACCGTACCTGAGATCGTTGACGTCCGTGTAAACTTTGCCCTGTTGAAGACCGAGGATCTTTTTGAGATCAGCGAATTCCTTGTTCGCAGTCAGCGCCGAAACAGGGGCGTCGCGTACGTTTTTGCACTTGCCGCGAAGGGGAAAAACGCCGTAGAAATCCCTTCCCACTACTGAAAGACCTGCGACCGCGAGCGTCTTTGCTGAGTCTCCTTCGGTGAGGATTAGCGTACACCTCGAACTCAATTGCGTGCCCGCCTTGTTCGCGTCGTCCAATTTCGGAACGCCGCTTATTTTGCTTTTGCGCGTGTTGGATGCATCGGTCTTCGCGAGCATTTTCATCTCCTTAAATCTCGAAAGCAGCATGAGCTCGTCCTGTATTCCGGTTCTGAGCACGGCTTTGAAAAAGTTTTTAGTTGGTGGTTCAAAGCGAGACCCAAATTCAGAGACTTTGCTCGTGCACTCGCTTTTCACTTGCGAAGAAAAAGTTGGATTTTCCAATGTCGCCCTTACGAAAACCCAAAAGGCATTTCTCACCTGATTCGGACGGAGCTGTATTTTCTTTGCTAATTCAGTTATGACACCGTTTGCCGTGACGTTCGCGACGTGATCGACGTGCGAACCACCCTTCGTCGTGGAGATACCGTTGACGAACGATACGTGTTCAAACGAACTGTCGGGCGACGGTCCAATGCACACTGTCCACCTGTCGGTCGTCACGCACATCGTCTTCTCAACTCCGGCGTGCATTTTCGCGAACTTCTCCAGAGTTTTGACGCCTATGACATGGCCACACCACTTGACTTTGCACGCGCTGGACGTGCACACGGCTGCGTCCCACGTACGCTTCTTGAATATGTCAATGATGGCATCGTCCATCGCGGTCATGTTGAACCGTTTCCAATCGGGTGTGAAACTCACGGTCACGGACGCCGTCGCGCTCGCGTACGGCTTGATCTTCGCATCGTTTCTTTTCGACATGTTTGCGTTCCATTTCTGTGTATACACCAATTTGTTCACGGGATCTTTAATTTTGATTGAAAACTGGTCTGAGTATATGTTGCATAGTTTCGAACCATATCCATTTCTTCCACCGACGACTCTTTTTAATGTATCGTCGTAATTTGTGGACGTCAGCAGATGTCCAAAGACAAGTTCGGGATTGTACACGCCCTCGGACGCGTTCTTTGCGACGGCCACTCCGCCCAGGGGGCCGTTGTTCTCTATGGTGACCTGACCCGAGTTTGGGTCGACGTCTACTCTTATGTACGTCACGTCTTTAGGGTGTAGCGAGTTTCTATCGATGGCGTTCACGAGTACCTCGTCAAATATCTTTAAAAGCGCCGGTGAATACTTGACCACTCGCTTCTCGAACCTGGATGCATCGTCGTTCAAGAGCCAGTATTCCTCGGTCACGTGTGCCGTCGACCCTACGTAGGAATCTGGCCTCTTGAGCACGTGCTCCACGTGTGATAACTTTTGCACGACTTCTTTCATCTTCGTCGTCACGGTATGGCGCGCCCGTCGCGCTCCCTGTCAAAGTTACGCCTGAGAAAACTACAAAACGTCTCTAATTCAACGAAAGATAAGGCGGTAGATACTGGGGGGTGCATTTTCATTTTTCCGATTTGTATTTGATGCATGATTCGCGGATGCGCGTGAATCCGAATATTCAATGAAAAACATGATCGGCATACCCACCTGCATTTACCGCCAATAACGCGTACGTACCCGGTGTTATTCGCTAGATATATTCCATATCGCGTGGCATACTTTTTGTATAGGAAGTGTTCGTAACTGTCTCGCGCTTCTACTGAGATATCCAGTGGGCACGCGCAAAACAGACATATTCCATCCCAAGCTATTCGCATGGCGTTATTTCACCCTACTTAATTTCCGACATTTCATTAACATGCAAGTCGCGCGCCCACGACGCGTCGTCACTTCGGCGTACCGACGTCCCGAGACGTATCGTGAGATAAAGAAGACCCTCAGACGTGATACCCTTCGCTGCGGCCTGGGGCTCACCGCCTTTTACACCGGAGTCAGTGGTGTCAGTGGCGGGGTGTCATCCGTCGTGGGTACAATCGCATCGGTCGCGTATGTCGGCATGCTCGGGGATTACGTCGATCGAATCGAGGAGAGCCCGATTCAGAAACAGTTATTGATACCGATATCTACGGCTGTTTTTGAAACGGTCGCGAACGGGTGGGACTCTTTCCCAATCGATTTTAATTACGCCGAGACGTTTACATGTTTTATGAGTTACAAGATGGCTCTGCTCTTCATGGCATACAAAGAGATTTGTTCACCTGACGAGTAGTCTATTCGGACGCCTTCTTGGCTGCTGTAGTCTTCTTAGCTGCTGTTTTTTTAGCTGGCGTGGACGCCGACGACTTCGCAGAAGCACACTGGCACACTCCAGGCGGCCCAGCCGGTCCAGCTGGACCGACCGGGCCCGGTGGACCCCGGGGACCCGCGACGGATGAACCCTTGGCCCCTCCACTCAGGTTGGCACCGACTTCTTCAGCGAGCTTTTCGATGATGACGAGGAGTCTATCCTTGTCGATGCGGTTCGCGTCCTGTTCTTCTCTGATCATTTTAATGATGGGTTCGATCGCCATGGTTTTGATTTGATATTAGAGAAGAAATTAGTTTTAATGAAAGATCGAGTCGATGATTTTTGTCGGGTATTCACTGTCTTCTGGGCTGGGTCAACACTGCAAAAAACTTTCCCAGTTATTCCCTGGTGCTGAATACTACCAGTTCGGTCAGGACATTCCCGAGACCGACCACGCTTTTCTTTTTGCGATACCGGTTGAACAGACGCTCAAATGCATACCGTTCATCAAAGAAAAGGCGAAAAGGGTGACGTGCATGACAGTCTGCGAGACGGACCCAGTGCACGCAGATTATGGTAAACTATGTGCACACTTCGATAGAGTTGCCGTGCCGAGTGAATTCTGTCGCGGCGTTCTTTCCCGACAGTTTCCGGATACCGAGTTCTATGTCATCCACGCGCACATACCTCAGCGACCTTATACGTTTTACCACATTGGAAACATCGCAGACGATCGGAAACAGTTTCCCAGGATTCTCGAAGCATTCGTGCGTCTAAATAAACCCGATGCACGTTTACTGGTGAAGGCGACGTGTAACCAACCGGTTGAAATAAAACTACCGAACGTTGAGGTCATAAACGGCCTGGTCAGTGATCGAGACATGGATATCATTCACGGTATGGGCGATTGTTACGTCGGCTTCTCTAAAAGCGAAGGCGTTGGGATGGGCGCAGTCGAAGCCGCCATGCGCGATAAACCTGTGATCACAACGGAATACGGTGGATCGAGCGAGTACATTCGCACCCCTTATATGATTAAATGTGAAACGCAACAGTTGGAACGTGACGATTTTTTATTCGTGAAAGGAACTTCTTGGGGTAAACCTGCATTCGACCAGCTCCTGGCATTTATGGAAGACGCGTACGCGAAGCGTTTGCAGTACATGGACCACACACATACAAAAGAGCTCGTGGGTGCGCCAAATGTTCTAAGCGAACTCCTCGTTGATGTAGAATGTGGCGAGCACGATGAGTCCCACTAAGATGGTCCCGGGCATCACGGCGCCCTTTTGTGCGATGATGTTCATGGTGATATCATCGAGCACCTGAACCCCTGTAGGTTTTGTGGCCACTTTCGGAACCACGACACTTACTGCGATGTATAAAGCCATGGCAATGATCACGGGGCGGAGACTTTCTCTGTCCAGTAGCATGTTTATTGTATTACTACAATACGTTTACAAATTTTTATATCCGGGTGATCTGTCGACTATCCTTGCTTGCCTTAAAGTCTGAGTAGCACGCCTTCATGCACCAAACTGCGTTCGCGTACTGAACTATCTTTGCTTTTCTCTTCGCGGCTGGTATTTTCTCGTGGGCGAACGCCTTGTACCCGTCGGCAAGGCACGCTCGCCACGCATCGTCCTGCACGATTCGTCTTTTCATGTCCTCTACTTACGGATGGCGTTATTCCTCTATATTCTCGAAAAAATGTAAGTATACATCAAGTCGATGATTGTGCAATTAAAGCGTAGTCCAAGACCGTCGAAGAAATTCAGGGTCATCTTAAAGGATGGCGACGTGGTTGATTTTGGTGCGAAAGGCTATTCCGATTACACTATCCATAAGACGCCACAGCGCATGCGTTCATATGTCAGGCGACACGGGGGATACCTTACTAGGGAAATCCAGCGTCTCGACAATAGTCGACAAATACACAGGGCAATGCTTCGCGTGAAAGCGAGCTCCAAGGAGGACTGGTCCAAGAGTGGCATTCGTACCGCTGGATTCTGGAGCCGCTGGCTTCTCTGGTCTGAGCCGACCCTCGAGCGAGCGAAGCGCCGAGTTTCCAAGATCTTCGGCATAGAGTTTAGATTGAGCGACGCAGACATAAAGCGCACCGTGTCCCGCCTAAGGGCGAAGTACGGTAAGGCGTACGCGCCCACTAAATATTTCCGGGGTCTTACAAGCGTTCGAGACGTGGAGGCGCGGTACAAAAGGATACTCGCATCTGACGACACGCCTTTCAAAACAGACATCGGCGTCCGAACGCGCAAATCGGCACACACGCGCCGGTTTAAAAAACTGTACCCGGGCGTCCGTGCGGGTGACCTGCGCTCGATTTCGAGTGCGACGGGTGTCCCTGAAAAGACACTTCGGATAGTCTACGCCAGGGGGTTAGCTGCCTGGAAAACAGGGCATCGACCCGGTGCTAGTGCACACGCCTGGGCTCTCGCGCGGGTACATTCGTACGTCACAAAAGGCAAGACGTTCAGGACGGCGAACGCGGATTTGAGTCGCAAAAATATTGTGCATCGTTAACAAGATGAATCGCATAGCAATCGATCTCGACGAAGTTCTAGTTCCGTTCCTCAAACCGCTCGCTGATTATCACGGTCGGGACATCTCTGCTAAGACGAAGCATCCATACCTATTCAGGGAGGTCTTCGAATGCACGGAAGAGGAATCTAAGCGCATGGTTTACGAGTTTTACAAATCCCCCGAGTTCCTTTTCGTCCACCCAATCGAGGGGTCTCAGCGTGCGATGTCCCATTTTCGACGGGACATGGATAAGATGTACGTGGTCACCGGTCGACAAGGCGTCGCCAGGGAACAGACCGAATTGTGGATTGAACGCTACTTTCCTGGGATATTTGACGACGTGATCCTGACGAATTCATTCACTGAGCACGAGATCTCCAAGGTTGATATTTGCAGGGCGCTTTCCATTGGGTGCATCATAGACGATTCCATGGACACATGCATGGACTGCCAGCGCGCCGGTGTCCTCGCTGCAAACTTTGTCGGCGCTGAAACGTATCCATGGTGCGACGAGAGTGACATTGCGATCCATGGATGGATGGATCGCGAGTTCATGCCGTGATTTATTTTACCATGACATACCAGAGGATGTTGGTGACGGCAGTGCTTATCGTACTTGTCGCATGCATTGTCGCCGGCAACGGAAAGCAAAAGCAGAAATCCTTTATCAACAAGATGATAAGACAGAGCGCGCGGTACGCGACGGCGGCTCAACAAGACGAGTCCCCACTTGTCGCAGTATTACACGCGAACTACTCAGCTGCATATTTCTACGCTCTCGTGGACATCGCAACCTACGACGAAATCCATAACGCCACAGGTATCGACGTGAAGAAGTTTAAGGAACACCTCGTCCGGGTCCAGGATGAAACGACGCGCAAAATTGTCGAGGCGTGTCCACAATTCAACGGACAAGTCGACTTGTTCCTGGCTACCATTGGTGGTGAGGCGTAAGTTTTATGTGTGACATATATCATATAGATATGGCCATCAAGGTGAACGAAGTCGTCTTCGAATACGGGGGCGTTATCGGCGATTATAATGCGCACATGTCGCGCGTGAAGAAGGCGAGGGATGCAGCGGTTAAGTACCTGAGAGAGCTGGAAAAACGACGTCGTTCAAATCTGAAAAAGAAACCCAAACCCGTCAATATGGAATGGGAGCCCGTCCCAGAAGACCTCAGTGCCAAAAAGCGCGCGCAATCTAATAAGCCGAAATCAAAACCAAAGAATACGGCGCGATTCTTTTCAAATGACCCCCGAAGAGTGTTAGGCGTGAATAAAGATTCGTCGAAATCCGAAATCCGAAAGGCTTATTTGAGGCTCGTACTGGATCATCACCCAAACAAGGGTGGAAATGAGAATATCTTCAAGAAGATCCAAAAAGCGTACGATACCCTCCACAAACAGGCGCCATGATGAGCCTAAACATACTCAACGCCATGCGGAACGTCTTCATGTCGGCTTCCCCGAAGCAGATCGCGATGGAACGCGCACATGAAACACAGGAATTGCGTGAACTCGAAACACGCGTCGCGCTGGATGAATACTACGAGGCAGTCTCTGGTCCATCTGCGACGGAGTTCATCAACCCATGGAAGTATGTTGTCGAAACGAGTACTGACCCATTCTCGGGGATAGACGATAAAACGGGTGGTATTTTTTTATGTGAAAACCGGTATTTGTATAGTATTTGGAAGAGATCCTTGTAATGCGTGCTAATCTTTTTTAAAAACTCTATTCCAAATCCTAGTATGGACGTGCGATGTTGCGACGCGTTCGAGTACCTCGATACACTGAGCGATGGCTCAGTCGACCTCGTTCTAACAGACCCCCCTTACATCATCAGTCACGACTGTCACCGAAACCAGGAAAACAAGGCCATTGAGGCGGGTGAGTATAAGTCCAAGACGGAAGACGAGTGGCACGCGTGGCGATCAGCGAACCCGCACGTGAACGTGCCGAACATGAGGGAGAAATTCATGAAATACGGAACCCCGTACGGTAAAAAGTTTGCCGTGTCGACATCATACGGTCAATGGGACGAGTCGTTCACGATGGAACGACTGGATGCCTGCATAAAGCAATTCTATAGGAAAATGAGAGACGGGGCTACGATCATCATATGGTTTGACATATGGAAGATAAGTTATTTAAAGGAAATGTTGGAATCGAACGGGTTTAAACAGATTCGATTTATTGAGTGGCTGAAAACGAATCCACAGCCCTTGAACGCGTCTCAAAATTATTTACCAAATGCACGGGAAATCGCACTCGTGGGTGTAAAGCGAAAAAAGCCCACTTTCCACGGTAGATATGACGATGGGACGTACCGATACCCCGTGCAAGTGGGTAAGATAAGGAAGCATCCGACGCAGAAAAGCTTAGCCATGTTTGAAGATCTTATTAAAAAGCATACCAATGAGGGCGACTTGGTCCTTGATACCTTTCTGGGCGGTGGTACGACTGCGTATGCCGCAAAAAATACAGGGCGCCGCTTCGCTGGGTGCGAGGCAAACCCGGAGTATGTTGACCACACTCTCTCCTTTTTAAATCGGTAAAATAGTCCCTTGAGCTGGATCCAGCGTCGAGAAGCAGTATTCAACGGCGGCCCAATCTGCACGCCACGAATCGTGTTCACTCACTAACGCGTTTAAGAAGACGTCTATGTCGCGCACGGGCGGCACCTGCCTGCGTGGCGATGTTCTCTTGCGGATAGCCTGGACGTTTTGGGCAGCGTGTTCCATGGATAGAAATGAGGATAAGGCAAATTTAATTACAATGTGACGATACTATTTCACAGAAAACTGGGAGCCTGGTGCTCTCCAGATTGCTATCAACGACGTGGGCAAAGGTACACCTAACTCCATATGGACACGCGCCGAACTGCTCGAACGAGCGACACGGGATCGTTTTAAAGCGCGGGCGCCGCATATCATCTTCACCGTGCGCGAATAAACACCTGTACCCGTACGGGCAGGAGCCGTCGCGCGCGAACTTCTCACACTGCTGTGTCTTGTATTTCAGCCGCGATGGCATCGAAAAATGGCGTACTTAGAAGGATAACGCGAAATGGAGATAAAAAATAATGTGTACCCCAAAAGTTGTACCAGGTCACAAAGGTTTGGTCGTCGGGGACAGACAAGACATGATACGCCGTACCCTTCTCCTATCTAAACCAAGGCTCGTCTATAAAACAACTTGGGATCCACTTTCAAAGAGCAAAACCACGAAATCTTATGACGCGACTACCGGTAAGATATACAGCCCACCGACGACGCGTCGTCGTTAGTACTGGGGTACCTGCATAGCCGCGCGTGCGTTGGACCTGCTCGTCCATACGGCGTACACGGCGAAAGCCGCGGCCATCAAGCCGACGAGTGCACCGAATGGTAGCTTTTTATCTTTACCCTTTTCGTCTTTATCGGGCAGCTTCGAGACGTTTGCGTTAAGTGCATCTAGTTTTGTCATGAGTGTATAGAGCGCTTCTAGTATCCGAGCGTTTGGGTCTTTTGGTTTCTGCTTTACATTGATTGTCACGATTTCTAGTACCATGTGCCATCTAGCATTCGGTTGTAATGGAACGTAGTCGCCATCGTCTTGCATCTCGTTGATCTTGAAATCCATTCGCTTGATGTTGATAGGGTTAAAGAGCATGTTTTTACGATGGAACGATCGAAACTGTTTGTCGCGAAGCACCGTACCATCGTTTCCACCGAAATGCCGCTCGAGAGGTACTCTCGCGAGCACCTGACCGTTCCGTTCATCTAAAAGCTGTGCTATCTTTGGGACGTTATCGGATATGATATCGACGTACTTTGCGACGTTAGTGTTGTTTGTGGAGGTGCTTTCACCTACTTGCGTGATGTAGAAATCGACCACGCTTAGACCGATTACGCGCGTCAGTCCTTCGAAGTGGATATTACTCTCCATTCCGAAATTGACCGAAAACACGTTATTTGTACCGTCGACGTGATCCGAATCGATGATGACATACTGTACCTTTTGTGGTAAATCTTCCAATGATAGAAGCATCTATGATACTCATAGAAAAATAACATCAAAGCGCGACGCGGTGCATGTTGGCGTGGTGGTTCAAGTGGTTTGCCGACCTGTCGGGGCGCGACGACGGCGTCGCGGAGCAGACGTTCGTGTCGCTCATGAACAGACTCAAATAATAACCTCGTAGCATTGTAACATGTACTCCCTCATAGATTTCGCCCTGGGTCTGTTGAACCCGTTTTTCATCGAAACTGTCGACATTACCAAGCCGAAAGCGTCATCGCCACTGATGGAAATAGTGGAAACGAAAAATGAAGTGGGTGAAACCGTCTACCTTGAAATGCCTATCGTCAAGTGTGGCCAAAGGACGCCGCGTCAGCCATGGTTTACCGATTGACGCCTATACAGACGCCTCGCCCGAAGATCGTCGATAACGCACCTGACGACGCGCGCCTCGTTTCGTACTACCTCACGCAGATAAACAAGGAGATACGAAACGCGGGAGACGCGCATACCACTGAACTACTGCAAATGGAAAGGGATTTTCTTATCTCTAGCACTTGAACGTGGACCTACACCACTTCTCGTTGACGTTGCCGAATGAATACTCAAACGAAAGGTGAAGCATGGCACCCGTCGCGACCAACGCGGTTGTCACATTCGCACCAGTCGCCTTGCGCACGACGCTGAAGAAGAGCAGGTTCAGAAGCCCAATAAATATCGCTTCGAACATGACGTTTGTAAAGTATCTAGATGCCATCTTAATCATTTCCAAGATTTTTTTTCACGCAACACCACCACTCCACAATTCGACGCGCAGCTATGTCTTATCTCGACGCCATCAGGCGCGCCGACGCGAAAGCCTCGGCGCGCGAAATGCAAAATCGCTTAGAAGAAGTTCGCGATGCGGTATCGACCGACGCGTATGTCTGGCTATGTGCGTACGCGCAGGTCCAGTACGAACGCGAGGACGCGTGGCAACAGTACCGGATCAGAAGCTTTCTAAAAGATAACATCACGATCGCGGAGCAGATATTCGAGGACTTCAAGAACCAAGTTGACGAGGAGCACGTGTACATCGTGGAATCAGTTGCGAAGCACGGAAGGATTGGCATCCTCGAGTTCTGCGCGCAGAACTTCCTCCGCCAAAACGAGAATAACGAGCGGTGCCTCCTTGGACTTTCGAAAAAAATTGAGGGGTATTTATCCGTTGCCAAAAAGAAAACGATGTCGAGATCATTAAAAAGCGACGCCAGGAAATATAGATGTGAAAAGATGGGCATTGCATTTCAAGATTTTGTGCGCCGAGGAGAGCCCGTGTCGACGTTGCTCGAGAAGGGCGAAACCGAGTCCATGTTTTACAGGAATGCGTTCGAACGAATGCGCAAATGTTCGAGAGTCAGAGTGTCGGAACTCGAGAGAGAACGCGCGCGCATCGTACACGAAATGAAATGGAACGAACACATGGCACTTAGGTTCCGACAGGCAAAAGAAATTCTAATCATGCAAAGAAATGCTCAATTAGAGATAGTGTGTTAATAAGTATAAATACGTACAATGTCTGTAAACTACATAGCATGGGATACTGAAACGACGGGGAAATACGAGGACGGTACCCCCGCGGCAGATGCACCGTACATCGTCCAAATCGCCGCGATCAAGTACAGGAACGACGTCGAAGTCGGGTCTTTTGTTACCCTGATACGCCCACCCAATGGCATCAGGTGTTCGGATGGAGCTACTGCTGTGCATGGGATATCACAGGAACAGTTAGAAAGCGATGGGCTGTCGTTTGAAGAAGCGTGGACACAGTTCGACGCTTTCACGAAAGATGATACTGTCATGGTCGCGCACAACAATAGGTTTGACGAAAGCGTGCTTCGGGTGAATTTGGCTCGTTTCGGTATCGGCTTGAAATTCTTTGAAACAAAAACTATGGCGTGCACGTTGAAATTGAGGCGACAGAAACAGTTTCGAGATGGTAAGTTGTCCGAAATTTACCAAGAGTTTTTCAACGAGCCCCTCCAAGACGCACACGACGCCCTAAATGATTCACGGGCCGTCGGTCTCATTTACCCCATACTTCGTGATTATAGGTACATCCACAGTGACATAGGCGTCAGGGAGGTATGCATAAATGCGAGTGATGTGGACGTGGCATGTGCAAACTTTTATGGGAGGAGTATGGCCGATAAGTTGGTAAACTCTTTGTGGAGAAAGTACAAACCTGAGACATTTACGGCCGATAGAGACGATGACATCCTCATAAAATATGCATGGGTCGTCGACGAGGTGAATGGTGACACGTCACTTAAACCTTCACAATCTATCAAAAAACCGAAGTATTCACACCTTTCGGCCTATGAGAAATACATTGTTTCTAGCCACGTAACCCTGGAAAGATGGAAAGCTATCCGGAAAACTAAGTTCCCGGGCGTGGTTGAAAACTCGAGGTTTTTTCGCACTCTTGTGTGCACTATAGAGGGAACCAGGTACTACATCGTCGGTAAACCTTACGCGCTCGTGCACGAAGCCGGTGCCGTGAAGATCATATGGCCCAAGTATCGCACGGGTGCATTTGAGGGACTGCGTGATTCGGAAGAACTGACGGCGCAGGTGTATATGCACATCGTGCGTAACTGCGACGAGGTGCATGTGGTAGAAATATTTCGAGGAGAACACAGGCTTTTACCTGTCGTGAAAAAGGATCTAGAGAAATGGTCTGATATTAAGGCAGGTGTCAAACATTTTGCGTCATATTTCCATAGCAAACTTTCCTTACACGGGAGAGACATCCGTTCTAATTGATCATGACCTGCGAGACGAACTAAAAAGAATAAATGATTTAAGTCAAAGAGGCGGCGTCGAATACGCAGGATATACATCGTGGAATGGTTTTGAATTTACAAAACCGACTGCGCGCACGGACAACCGAAAGGGGTCCGTTGATATACCGGTCGAGTGTCTAAATGAGCACGTTGTGTACCACACGCACCCCACCCCGGGTGAGGGTTTGTTTTCTCTCCCAAGCGAACGCGACTTTGAAATGTTCGTCGCCATGTACCCATACGTGCAGGTTCACCTTATCCTCGAGCGCGACGGTTTCCTCGTCGTCTCGTTCGACTGGTGCGCGCACAACAAACCAGATCCGAAGATAGCTTACGATATCTTTACATCTTTTCTTAAGTGCCATCATGTCGACCAGCGAGTCGTGACCCTTGATGGATTTACATTCTACATGTCCGATGTAAGTGAATGGTCATACGCAGTAAACCAGCACGTATCATCATTCACGACAAGATCTCTCGGTTTAGAAATAAGATTTGTACCGTGGGAAGAAGATTCAAGGGAAATTCCCGTCCTCCTGAGGAATGTTGATAGAATGATGCTGCCTTAGAATATATATTTTTGATGTGACTGGATTTAGTACTATTTCTTATGGATAAGGTTTACATTCAAATATTTTCGCGCCTTTTTTTTGTCTCCGACGCGTCACAGAACGACGCCATGGCGGACGTCGACGACGTACGCGTGAGCGTGAACGACGTCAAGAATGCGGTCGGCGTTCGAGGCGAGGTCATCGCGTTACGTGGGGAGCTTCACGCTCTCACAGAAATCGTTAAGTCCCTGCAGCAGAACTTCCCACAGTTCGCCTGCGGTGTCACTCCGGTGGTCAACAACGCAGGGGGGTCTTTGTTACCGACGCCGCACCCCTCGGCCCCTGCCCCGTGCACGTGCGGGCACAAATATTTCGTTCAGGGAACGCCTAAGACGTGTCAGAAACCTGCAAAGTTTGATGAAAAAGGTGTAGACGTCGGCGTGGGACACCCGGCCGCGGTCGCATGCGGTAAGCACAAGGAAAATAAGGCGCGCCGCAGGGTCCGGGCCGATGCATCGAATTCAGGTACATCAGAAGGAGTCGATGATCGGGGAATGAAGCGATCGCGCGATGCGTTGCACAGCCATGGTCCTTCCAGTGATGACCACGAAGGGTGCGACGCATGCGAACGGAACGGAAATCAGTTGAGAGTCCTCGACAAACCCAGGGCGTACGTGAACGTGGACACTAAGTGTGAATTGCCGATCGTCAAGGGCGCCTTTGACTCACCAACGGCGTCGAGGATCATAAACGTGTTTGGTTCTCCCCGTTGCGGTGTGGAAGCGACATCGACGGGTATAGACGACATTGACCTGGGTGAAATACTTTTAGAGACGGCGAACGCCCAGTCGCCGCGAATGTTTGGAAACTACTTGTCTTAAGTCATTATATTATCTCATCACATGTTTGTGACAATAAAACTCGCGCAATAGGCTACCTGTTGTAATTAATCGCTGCTTACATATATGCTTAAATACGCCGCACTGAATCGTGAGCTTACGACGGTGATACGATCGATTTGTGCTCGGAATGAGCGCGTTATCGTCGACTACGCTAGAGAAAACGTGAAGTTGAAAGATATCGATTTAGTGTTTGACGTGACACAGTCAATCGCCCAGGCCGTGCCAAGTGGATCTATGTGTGCCCTGAAACTTTCTAGTTTTGGGGTCTCGGAGTCTCGCTCTCACGCGGCATCTTCGGTGCACCGACTCGTTGATATCGCGAAAGCGAGGGGTGTCCGGATATGTATAGATGCAGAAGACGTCCTGTACCCGGACATCTGTTATGAACTGATGAGGACACATAACACGCCCAGCGAAGTGCACGTTTACAACACATATCAGATGTACAGACGTGACGCCCTGTCTGAGATGAAAATCGATGTATGCAAATCCATGGACGATGGTTTTATGATTGGTTTGAAACTCGTTCGCGGTGCGTACTTGAAAAAACAACCCGGGGTTTTTACCGCAAAAGGCGAGACAGATGCGCAGTACGACGCGGCCCTTGTCGAAGCGCTTTCAACCTCGAGCGCGCATACTGTTTTGGCGACGCACAACGAAATTTCACTCGAAAAAGCACTAATGTTTGATCGGAGCTCCTACGTCACGGCTCAGCTCATGGGCATGGGTAGACCCCTGGGTCACGTGGACTACCGGTACGTGCCCTACGGTTCCCTGACGGAACTCACACCCTACCTTCTTCGCCGTCTGTGGGAGCGCATGAGCTGGGGGTGAAATTTCACGGTTCAAGGATAAAGACAAGCGGTTCCGCTAACACTCCTCACTTTTCGACGCGCGAGAAAGATGGAGACTTTCACTCATGCATTCATCAAGTTGCAGACAGGGGCGATACTTGAGGTTGTCAAATTCATTGAAGAAGAGCTTGATAAACGGAACGCACTGCTAAGTAAAGCTCTTGAGGACCGAGACTCGCGTATACGTGCACTAGAGGCGCGCGTGTACGCGATGGAATCGGACGTGGGGACCCCACCACCGTGTAAGACAGCGTTCGATAGCCCAGTCTCTGTCAAGGCACCGGCTACTACATCCGAGAAAAATCGTCGACCTGTCAACGGTAGACCATGGAAGAAGTGCAAACGGGGTGATGACATGTTGATGGATTTTGACGACGAGAGCGGCGGCGAGTCCGCGCAGAGGGGGCGAGCTCTTTCGCCTCGAACGGAACTCATGGAGGCTAGGCGAATAGTTGAAGAGACCGAGCCCGTCAATTTTGAGACCACGTACCTAAATACACAGGATTTCGATGACTTAATAAGTAGGCCTAGCATGGAGAATAAGATATAACATATGAATGCATTTTACATGTGGGATGCACAACTAAAAAGCACTGTCTCCCTCCGTGGGTTTCGATCCCACTGCCTCTCGGTTAACAGCCGAGTGCTCTTCCAATTGAGCTAGGAGGGAAAAGTCCGATCTACCCGATTCGAACGGGTGGCCCATGGAGAGTTATTATTTCAAACCACTACAATCCATTGCTCTTCCAACTGAGCTAAGACCGGTTAAGCTCCCGCCTGGAATCGAACCAGGATTGTTGGATTCAAAGTCCAAAGTGCTAACCGTTACACCACGAGAGCGCGTCCCTAGTATGTGCACTGCTTTTAAAACTGGAAATTTCACGCGTTTTTTCTTTGAAGCCTCGCGTTTTCTCGCTTGAGTACCGCGTTTTCTCTTTGCATCGAGTTCAGCACGCGGTAAGTGTTAGCGCGATCGATCGCATTTTTCCTTCGCAGTTTTGCGTTTTGTTTTTTAAGCTTCTCGTTGGTGCGCATCATGGCATTGATTATCTTTTGAGCTTTCTTATGGGAGATGGCGTTCTGTCGTCGCAATGGTGCGTGCACGACATCCCGCCTGTTCGTAGAATTCGGGTGGTACATTTTGACTTCAAACTTGTCCGCCCATGTCACTGATTTCTTTACCATACTACCAGGTGAGAAAATCATACGAACATCCTGATCAATTGAGGAACCATCGTGAGCACGCCCTGAGCTCGGCTTTGAGCGGTCATTTTTCGACTGACAAAGTTGTCAACGATGATCTTTCCGACCGTGGGAGCGTACTGTGCAGTTAGTTTGAAAATGAGCTTTAACGCAGCCATGCTTGTGCCTTTTGTAGAATCGTACGGCAGCACACTCACGAGTGAAAGAATAACCATGGTTAGGTAAGATGCTCCAATGCCCGCCACCGAGCGCCCTGGAATCTTATCATCCAGCGCATTTGACATGCCAAATTCATAGATACCCTGTTCCTTTTTCGTGGGATCAAAACCAGCGACTGAAAAAAGCCACCCTATCTTACCTTTCCTTGGATCGCTCAGCACTGGTTTCATGAAAGGCACCTTGCGCACCTCATTAAGTAGCGTTCTGTCTACAAAAGTGGGGTTTTGGTACAGTTTGTATGTCGCGAAGAGCATGGAGATCGTAAATAGTGCTTTTGCTATCTTACCAGATTTGATGAGATCCCTGATGTAATTAGCGGTCTTGATAGCGTCGCGCTTCATCGCACTCATGACGGATTTATCCACACCTTTCACCTCGAGGTCACGCATGGCCTTTTCGATGAGCACCTTGCCGTCTTTTTTCTTGATGGCATTTTCAAAATCATTTCTGAGATTGAATGGTGTGTCGTTAGCGTTGAAGAAGACGTTCTCAAGTTCGTTGTTGCTCGCATTGAAAAATTCATTTTTCGCGTTCTCTACTGCGACTTTGCTCGTCTCGATGATCTCCTTGATCTCATCCTTGATCTCGTTTTTCTTCTTTCTATCGATCGCGGCCTGAAGCTCTCGTTGCGTCAGATACACGCGTCTACCGTTTACATTCTTCGTGACTCGCACTTTCAATTTCTTTGCCAGTTCTTTTAACCTCTTCAAATCACCAGGAGCGGTCATATATAATACCCTAACATTTTATATCCAGAAACATCCCTCCCCCACTCACTCGCCCCGCACGAAACGCGAAGGCGCACCACACGGGCAGGTGGAGGTGAAGAACACGACCGTGTTGACAGTGTTCATGAATAAGGCGATAGAAAAGGCACGATTAGGCAGATTGATTACATAATTTTCTAGCTTGTCTGTACGATTCTTCGTAGAACGAGTAGCCGTCAAGAGACACGGTGAGAGTATTGTATTCACCGTCTGTGAACCACTCGGTGTCCCAGCCCGCATTTTCCAACGCCGTCGTGACCATATCTTGGTCTTCACAGCTCGGATCATTTTTGAACTCAAACGTTTGCTGCAAGATGATTCCATCTCCGAGCCATACGTCGACGTCACCTCGGTTCATTTGGGTCGGGGTGATCCCATACGTACTAAGATTATTGACCACGAAGGTGATCATTTCCTTGAGAGGCGTTTCGATGGTAGTCAATGTGGTCATTTGGCTTTGAAGCGTCGCGTTGTGAGGTCACCCCCAAATGGGCGAGGTGCTTATATACCCTGGAAATTGAAATTTCACTTCCCCAGGCGGACGACTCCAGAAATATTCCCCCTTTACACCTACCTACCTCCTC